TGGTCAGATTGATACTCCAAATCTTTATGGAGAATCTACCACACAGGTTGGTGGAACTGCTGGAGCACTTGCTGGAACCATCGACACCGCAGGAGCAATCACTCTGACTGCTGGTGGTGCTGGTACTTCAGCAACAGGTCAATTCGTAACAGAACTGTCTGTAAGATAATGAAAAGGATATTTGTTATTCTGGCACTGCTTGGGTCTCCTGCTTATGCAGTGCCTGTGGTTCCTAACTTTAGTCAAGGAAGTATGACGAGCCACACAGAAACAAGGTCAAAAATAACAGAGACCATCAATTCGATGGACTATAACACTGGGTATCAATATTCCGTATCTGGGACTGGTATCACTGCAAACGGTGCGTTGTCACCAACTACATCTACTTCTACATCAACCATAGACGGAGTGAATTCTACATGGACAGGCATAGGAACCAAAGTAAACTTCACACAAACAACTCCAGGAGCAGCATTTCAGTTTGCAGAAACTTACCGTGGTCCTGGTTTAAGCAATCAAACAATAATTCAAAGAGTCACAGAAGTAGAATCAATTACAGATACAACTTCCATATTCAGTCAATAATAGGAGTCATCCTTCTTGGAACACTATCGCCACATAAAGCTTTGGCTGAAACTGTTGGTGGTGTTAGCGCCACCGCTGCTCCTGTTGCTAATAGTAGTGGTTCTGTTACAAATCAAGCGATACAAGTATTACAAGGACCTTACATCACCAACACATACGGGAATGGAATCCAATGCCAAGGTCCCACTAGAAATTTCACCCCTTACGTAACTGGAAGCATCTCTGCTCAGAAACCTTGGGAACCTTATTATAATGATAATGTATATGATATGAGAGACTTTGATGAAGATGGAGCACCAGATAATCCTGGTGATGTGTTGTATCGTGTTCCTATCAGAACAGGACAAAAAGATAATTACAACCTTGGAGTTGGATTCTCTATTACTTGGTCTGAACCATTAGATAAAAAACTTCAGGCACAATGTAAAGAAGCAGCTGCTGCTAACATAGAAATGATGAAGCAACTCACTGCTAATAAGAGATTAGATTTTGAGATTGCAAGACTTAAAAACTGTGGGGAATTAATGAAGCAGGGTATTACTTTCCACCCTAAGAGTCCTTACTATAAAGTCTGTGCAGATGTTGTGGTTCAGAACGTAACTACAGTTCCTAAGCACGAACATCCACACATACATAAAATCAACCCCTAAGATGCTTTTGTTCCATTCTTCTTTCGAAGACTGACTTAACTACTTCTTTCTTACCACGCATCTTGGCAATCTTATTAACCAATTTTTTAACTATTGGTTTAACTGCTTTTAGGACTATATCTGCAATGGGTTTTGCGAATATCGCCGCACCAGCAGCAGTGGCGGCAATGACTGATGTTTGAATCACGATTCCTGGTTCTGGTAAGTATTCTTTATGCCAAGGTATATCAGGTTCGGAAGGAACTTCTATAATGTTCTTCTCACATTTCCTTAACTGAACATTATAAGTCTCATCGGGTAAACAATTTACTGTGTTTACTTCTGGTATTTTTGGAAGAGAAACCTGCTGTGGAGGATTTGGTTTCTCTGGTTTTTTATATGGAGGAAGTTTAGCAGGACGTGTTGGTATCACTTCCTCTGGAGTAAACTCTATTGGATTGAATGAAGGAACACCAGCATCACAATAAGTCAGAACACCATTTGGGTCATCTGACTGAATAGTCTTAGATTTACTTTTGCTACTATGAGCTTCCACACATCCAGGAATATCAACTATTGGCAATCCAATGTTAGTAGTTACTGGAACTATTGGTGGTAAAGATTGTGATGGTTCAAATATCCAAGTAGAAACTTCTGGTATATCAAGCTTCCGAGTTTTAATCTCTGGAATGTTTGGCATTAGTCGTGGTGAAATACTCCTTTAAAAATATTACCAATAGCACCAAAAAAATGATAGAAGATCACGTAGAGAAAAAATGTCTTCTCTGGATTTCTTTTGGTTTCTTTTTTCTTATAAGCGCCAACTGCCATGGTTAAAAAAATAATATTCTTATATTATTTACCAAAAAAATAATATAAGAATTAATAATAGTTACTTTTTATTAAATAAGGGTGCCATGAGTACGACGAATTTCTCTTAGTTCTTCAAAGTTCTTTTGCTTTGTTCCACCGTCATATGCCCAAGCATATCCTTCAGTAATCATTTGTTCGTTGAGGGACAATTCTGAGTCCCCAATGTATAACCAGCCCAAAAGACGACCATACTTGCCGACGCCACCAACAAGTTCAGTCCTAATAACAAGGTCATCGTCACCAGCCACAGCACCTTCCAGTTTCTCTTTGAGCCAGTTAGTAGCGTCATAACCAAGTGCCTTTTCTTCTTCATCTCTAGTGCGTTTCTCTGGAGTGTCAACTCCAGCAACTCTTACACGTTCTTTTTTGTACAAGTCAAATCCTAGGTCAATAGTAACATCAATAGTGTCACCATCAACCACTCTGTTGATCTCCACTACTCGGAAGTTGTAGCAACTCTTCCTGCTTGGTGGTGTCATTGCTCCCATCTTGCATCTCCATATATGCCATTCTTAATATATAGACAACACAATATAGTGTAAAAGCAAGTCCACAACAAAGAAGAATTATGACACTCCAAACTGGAGAATTAATATCGACTTCCATTATCCTTTAGAAGAATCTTTCTCTTCTTTTTTAGCAACTACATTAGTAGTATTATTACCATTACCATTGCCATTACCATTGCCACCACTAGATTTGGATGGAGTCACTCCAAAAGTAGCTAAAGTCCCAGTAAAAACGCTGGCAATAAAAGTTGGATCAATTTTTTGTTGAGGAATTCCAGGAATAGAAACATAATTAAGAGTTAATATTGCACCCGTCCAACCCAATACAATTAGTCTAACTAAACTGGATATTCCTTCTTCATGCCAATTAAATTCATGATCATCATGCTCATCTTTCTTTTTCTTGGGAAGCATTGATCTTATGATTGACTTCATATTATTTATGGAATAAGAGAATCAACTGATATATTTGTAGAGTTCAGTTGATTATATTTAGTACAGAGTACTTCACTAGATTCATGTTCCCATTTGTGATATAAACTTTTAAGATGTTTTGTATATTCAAAACCATCACATAATCTCATTTCATCAGCAACGATGGTTTTAATTAAAACTTCTCTTGTTAGCTTAGTCATACTACTTTTTAAGATTCCAACAAAAAATTATTTTTAACATAATAAAAATTTTAATCTCAAGATAATTTTTCTTGGGTTTCTAGTCCAAAAAAATTTTTTTGGACATGAAAATATTTATTAAGAAGTTTAAGTTAAGAATTATTTAATAAATCCTTCCTCACGTAACCACTTCTCAGTCAGTGGTGTTGGTTTGTAATCAGACCACATTGTACCAGTAGCACAAGACTTCAATGCCTTAGCAGTCATACCTTCAGTCTTACCTGCCCACATTGCTTCTGCTTCCCAGGGCACAGCAAACTTAGGATAAGTCTTTTCTGTGATCTCACGCCAGATCTTAGGAACATCTTCCTCTGGTTTGATGATGGCAATCATACTATTTTTAATAGTGCCTGCCATACAATCTTGAGCAGCGTGCCATCCTTCATGACGCATAACAGTCATGAGAACACCAGGAAGACGCATGTATGTCTTATTCAGAAAAAAGTTATTGCCAACTGTATGATAAACCCCACGATGCCCAACAGGAAAATATTTTTCGTCTGCTAGAAACACGTTAACTCCGACCTGACTAAGGGAAACGAGCATATTGTTGAACTCATCAGCAACAAAATCGTAATCACTATTGGGATGAGCATTAGCAATATCATTGATACTGAAGACTTGTTGGACATCTTTGGTGCATTCTCGAAGCAACATACAACCCATAGAGTCCATACTATAGAATTCTTTAATTAGTTTTTCTTGACCCGCAAATGCAGGAGAAGATATAAGTGCCATTCCCATAAGGGAAAATAAAAATTTTTTCATAGGTTTGGAATATCAGGTCCAGTAGTAATAGGAATATCAGGTCCAGTAGTATCTGGTATATCTGGAGTTAAAGACTCTACAAGGGCAGGCAGTGCCTCTCTAACAGCGGTTGCAACCTCAGTAGTTACTTTTGCCCTTGCGTCTTCAATAAGAGTATCTTTATTAAGATACAAATAAAAACTACTACCAACTACACTAAGCGATACCAAACCAGATAACAAAGCAATTGTGTTAATTAGACTTTGCATAATTTTCCTTATAGTATTTGAAAAGTCCTAAGGTAGAACTATTACCTTGAGAGACCCAATCATGAGCACATTCATAAATGGATCTGTTAGAGTATTTAGGTTCTTTATTCTCATTTAATTGACCCCCAAACTCTTGAAGAAGAGATGAGATGATAAGTTCTCTCAGCTCTAGTTTTTCTTCACTATATCTCCAGTCTAGTTGTGTCATGACCATATCAATTTTTTAGTGTAATCATAAGCATATTGTTGACGATATCCTTTGATACCCCAACCCAACCAGTAGTAAGCACCAACCATATACTGACTGACTGTTCTACCAGTTCCTTCAAACTCAGGCAGATACTTCTGGAAAGTATATTCGTTGATCATGTATGCTGTCTGACCCTCAAGCGAGGAAGGATCATAACCATACTTCTTAGAGAACTTACCTAACCCCAGATAACGGTTCGTAGAGGTCCACTGAATGAGTCCGTAACCACCGCTATAGCAACGATCGTAAGGAACTCTAGCACCTCCCTCACAAATATCGGGAATGAAGTTACTTTCTGATTTAATGTTTCCCATGATCGTTGCCAATGCATTACGATCTGAGATTCTTGTTTTCTCTTGAAGTTTTTCAAGGACATATTTCTCATTATCGTTACATTCTGGACACTTCCAGGATTTTTTTTCTACTGCAATTTCCAAAACTTTATCTGGATTAACAATTCCAACTCCTGGTTCAATAATAAGTGCAGGAGGATTTTTGATTTCGCTTATATTAGGATAAGCAGAAGCACATGCAGAGGAAATAATTCCTATTACAGGAAGTGCAAAAAATTTACGAAACATTAAATTAATAGAACTCGACATTCGTATCACCACAAAAGTGGGTACGACTCTTTGGTTGACTTATTTAGGCGAACTAACTTTACCACAAAAAAGAGGGGTAGTCAACCCCTCTTCTCCAGTCACCTATAAGTATTACTTACCAAATGCCTGGAATCAATTGTCCTGTTGTAAGATAAGACCCAACTCCAGCAATGAATCCAATCATTGCAAAACGGGCATTAAGAATTTCTGCTTCAGGTGTAAATCCAAATTTCATTTTATTTTCCTCCAGAGGTAAATTGAGTGTGTGGATTTTTAGTTTTGTTTGCTATGATTACTTTACTACCATCATGAGTGAATACTAGTTCATCCTCATGATCCCAACAAAGTTCTTCATATAGAGCATTTAAACGTGACATGTCCTCATAAAGTGCATTTGGATTAGGCATTTTGCTTCAACCAAGTAAGTACAGTATCAGGATTGCTCATTTCATAAGGGTCAATCGGACAATTTCCGATTTTCCCTGGTTCTTCAAACATAATTTCAATCTCACCATCGTTGACAATCATAGCATATCGCCAAGAGCGACTTCCAAAACCTAGGTTCGATTTATCGACAAGCATACCCATAGAAGAAGTAAACTCGCCGCTACCATCAGGGATGGGCTTGACATTCTGAACTCCTTGCTGTTTGAACCAAGCGTTCATAACAAAGGAATCATTTACAGAAATACAATAAACTTCATCAATGCCGAGTGCTTGGAACTCCTCATGGTTCTCATCATACCCAGGCAGTTGGTAGGTAGAGCAAGTAGGAGTAAATGCACCAGGGAGTGAGAATACAACTACACGCTTACCAGCAAACAGATCGTTGGTTGTGACATCTTGCCAACGGTAAGGGTTAGGTCCACCAATACTTTCATCGCGGACACGGGTGTGGAAGGTTACTTCAGGTACTCGGGTCATAATTTGTTTATATTAAAAAATTTATATTCAGAAAAGTTCTTCTTCTTGTTCGGTTAGAATAACACAATCACTAGTAGGATAAGAGACGCAAGTCAGAACAAATCCTTGTTCAATTTGATCATCATCCAAAAAGGATTGGTCTCCTTGATCTACTGTGCCACTGACAAGTTTACCTGCACAGGAAGAGCAAGCACCAGCACGACAAGAGTAATTCATATCAACTCCTTGATCTTCTGCAGCATCAAGGATGTACTGATCATCTTCACATTGAATAACACTTTCGGTGCCATCAGGTGTACGAAGAGTAATATTAAAAGCCATTAGTAAGTCTCAGAAATTTTTTCAATAGATGCTGCCAACAAAACAAAGAAGGCAACGGCAGTGATTGTAAACAAAAAAGAAACCATTGTCAAGCCTCAAAAGATACCGAAGAAGAACTTGCCATTGATCGCATAGGCAACGAATCCCATGATGAGACCCATCATCGCCCAACGACCATTATACATTTCCTTCTGTTGCCAGGGGGAAAAAAGACCCTTGCGGTTGTAGTTTTCAACAACCATTTGAGGTTCAACAGCCCACATGTTTTGTTGACCGCGCTCGTTAGTTGTTACAGTCATTGTAGTTTTGTAAAGATTTACAACACAATTATATAGCAAAAATAAAAAGGGGTCAAGCCCCTCTTGTCAATATATCCTGACAAACTAAGTATAATTACTTACAATAGTCTGGATTTTTTTTCAAAAAGCTATGAACATATGAGTCCACATCTATATCCATTTTATAATGAGCATGAGTATGTGCTAGTTGCACCATTCCTAGAAATCCACATATAAGCAGATTGATCAAAGTCAATGGATGAAAAAAATACTTCATAGTAAAAAGGGGACTCAGAGAGTCCCCCATAGTTTTATCTAATCGTTAGATCAGAAAGTGAACTTCAGACCAGCTTTGGTGCCATAACCGTTGTCTGCACCATTAGCACCAGTAGCGAAAGAAACTTCACCATAGACACTCAATGCTTCAGTCGCAGCAACGCTACCACCAACTTTACCAGAAAGAACGGTGTCGGTATCTGCACCATCAAGAGCGACAATGCTAGGACCAACTTGAGCGTAATATCCGAGAGCACCAGTAGTGCCTTCGTAACCTACGTGAAGATCAGTTACCGTACCGCCGTAATCCGATCCAACGAAACCAGAATTGGCTTCGACATTAACGTAAGGACCTGCGAACGCAGCGCCAGCGGACATGGAGAGAGCAGCAGTTGCTGCGAAAACAGATTTAATCATTTTAGATACCTCTTTAAATTTACTTGCGGAATGGTTACCCGCAGATGGAGAGTCGGTTTATCCGACTGCTTGGATATTATAGCATAGAATGACGCGAGTAGTTGAGGCGTCCCTTCTATGAACTGTCACATGTGACAATTGTTATAATTCGTAACACTAATTACGAATAACTTATTTATAATAGTTAATTTTTTTACTTTTGTCAAGCTTACAGAATACCAAATGGTAAGTTGCTTAGTCCCTTAAGTGCAGAACCTCCTCCTGGAGTTGGTGGTCTCATAGGAATACTTGCTCTTTCTTTTTTCTCTGCTCGAAGTTCCAGTTCATAAATTCTTTCTTCCATAACCTCAATAGAAGCGTGGAGGTTTGTAAGATAATCAATCAACTCTTCCTTATTCTCAACAACCTCGCGAATATCTTCACGAAGTTCTCTTTCTTTTTTTTCAACTTCTAGATCATCTGGATTAATCTGACCACTTTTGGCCATGTAAAAATCAGCGATTGCTTTAGTATCATCCAGATCTATTCCTTCTAATTTGGGAGATACATCTTCTTGTTCAACTTCTTCAGCAGGTTCTTCTGCATATTTAATGCTATGAATAACCTCAGTAGTTCTAGGTTTTTCTTTTAGATCTTCTGTGTTATTATCTTCTGTCATAGTTCTGGATAGTCAAACAACATTTCTGCAATATATTTATCGGCAAACTCTTCACCAAAAATGCCCTTTAAAACTCCTTTAGTTTTATTATTTTGCCTCTGCTTCTCACAATAATACTTGTGTCCTTCATAGTTTTTTCTAATCTGATCTTCATCAGTTGTTGCTTCAGTGATGTTTGCAATAGCACAATGATAATTTAAAAAGGTAAATGCGATAGAATTAAATTTATCATACTCATCTTCGTTAGGACTTACAAAAACACAATGCTCTGAGAATACATCTCCCCAGTCTGGCATCTTTTTGTCCTTCTCAAACTCTTTATCTTCCACAACATTAAGAATATCATACTGTGAAGGCAGAGACCTGTCTTCTCTAATTGAACTGATGTCTACAATTGCCGCTCCAACATTTTTTGAAGACGCTACAATATCAGCACCAAAGATTGGAAGACTATATTCGTACCTCGGATACATATTTGTATGTAGGATATCCAATCCAGATTTCATCTGTGCAATCTCTAGATGAATCTTTCTAAAATGGTGGGTCTCCCAAACAAAATTCTCAATATAAACAGCATCATCATCGTCTGCTCTATCAATTTTTCTAAAGTCTTCAGGGATTCCAACTTCCCTTACTATAAAGTGTTCTCCCCATGCTCTCAAAATATTTTCTGACAGGGATTGAATCATTGGATGTAAATCTCTCATTTGTTCCTCATTTAAAAAGTTTATCTTTAGGGGTATTTAAAACGAATAATTCCATTGGTTGGTCTGCTAATCTTGGGCGACTTATTCCATCATCCCAAACATAACCTTTTAAAAACATTATCCAATTTATAGAATCATCAAAGTCTTTGTTATAAACAACACCATAAACAGTATCGTCATGGTAGTCATCTACACATATAGTAACTTCGCCTCTAGTAGCATTTCTAAGATAATATTTTAGTTTGTTTCTTGCTTGAATACCATAATCTTTTTGTTCCTCATTATTTATTGATGGGGAACAAATTCCACTTAGGTATATGACCTTCTTAAGATAAACGCCCATACCCAAATCAATTATTCCCTCAAAAGAATAACCATCAAATACATCAAGAACTCTACTTATTTGGTATTCATACATACAAATTACTTAGTCCTCAAACATATATTTAACAACATTAACTGTCTCATTTGATACAGACTTCATCCTATTTACAACTTCAGGATCAATAAGATCAGGATGATACCACCAATCCTCAAAAGGACTGTTGTCATTAGGAGATACATTGGCAACTAACATTTCATATCCCATTAGTTTAAGATATTTCCTAGACTTGTCTCTATAAGATCCCGTCATATCAACATAATGATCATGTTCATATGTGATAATACCAAACCTATACTTCTCAAATGGAATTGCCAACAAGCATTCAAAAGTAGTTTTAGATGGTTCAACATCTAGTTGAAGATAATCAAAATCAGTTCCTTTATCAAAGTTATCAAGCAACTTCATGTAATCAATAGTTGTTGCATCTTTACAAATGATCTGGTTCTTACGCTCTCTAGCAAACTGGTTACACAGATCAGAGAGAATCTCAATAGAAATACCATCCCAGTCATATTTTGTCTCAAGAAGAGCAGTATTGTTTTGATAGAAAGGTTGTTGAGCGCCAATCTCAAGATAAAGTCCATTCGTTTTACCTTGAGTTGCGGCAAGAATAAACATATCCTGGAATGCTTGAGAATGATTATTTTTAATCTTATCAGAACCAGGGAATTTGAATCTTAATTTATCATGTTTGCGCTGTTGATATTTAATAACCTCATCTGGAATATGTCCTGATCCCATTCTCATTAGATTATTACCAACCATATCATAATGGCGATCATCCATCTCATAGTTATTCTTCATGTCTTGAAGAAGAGATCTGGATTCATCTCCTTTACCCCACCACCATGCGGCAAGTTGCTTCTCAAAAAGAAGACCATACTTACCAGGATATTCCACATCAGTCTTCAATGGTTCGCAATCAAAGTCACAAAACTCAATTGCCCAATGAGCAAAGATATAACAATCTTGCCACCACTGACGCTTTTCAGCAAACTTAGCTAACAAATAGTATGCTTCTGGTCTTTTAGGATGAATGCAAAGTGCTTGTTGAAGAAGTCCCTTTGCTGTTTGATCTCTCGTCCCTTGCCTATCATAGGCATTGGAGGCATGGATAAGTGCTTCATAAGCAAGATCAAGATCGTCTGTTCGCTCAGCACACCTCAAAAAGAATGATAGTGCTGGAGCGTTATGCCTATGATGCTCATACCACATACCAAGGTTAAAATTCTTTGTTGGATTCTCAGTATCCAATGCATACTCTAAAAGTAATTGGTTAAGATTTGCTCCATTAACACTTGTCAATAATTGAGTTTTTACATCCTCAACATTAGTAACTTCTTCATTTTCACTACGAAGTTCTTCACTCATTTTAACTTCAAACATTGCTCCCATAAGTTCCTCAACTGTTCTAGTACTTCCATTATCTTTCCACCAATTTATAATATAATCGTGGGTATAATAATGATTTCTTTTTTGTCCATCCTTTACATCCCCATCTCCACCTTCAAAAGTTGAAGTAAAAGATACGTCTTCAACAAACATTGGAATAGTATAAACTTTTCCAGCACTGGTGTAAAGAATGTTTTCGATGAGAGGTTGTATCTCAGCATCTTTTAGCTCAAGATGATATATATTATCTCGAATATAATTATCTATAATATATTTTGCATAGTCTCTTTTAACAATATATGCTGTCACAGACCAATCATCCCAAAGACGGTCTCTTATTTTTATATCTCCAAAATCTCCACGTATTGGAAGCATTTGAATACATCCCCAATCTTCGGGAAGAGCATCAACAAATTCCTTCCAAGTAAAATTCCAATAGTCTACAGTATCAAGACTCAAATCATCTTCGCAGAAGAATCCATATTCCTCATCAGTATTTTCATACCAATGTTTGATTGCTTTTAAATGAGATACACAACAACCTTTTGTTCCATCATTAAGAGTATCTACATACTTACCAGTGACTATATCATCAGATTCTGAGAATCTTTTTGATATTATTGGGATAATATTTTTTGCTCCATGCTTCTTTAAAGCATCTTCCAAATTATTTCTTCTATCAATACTTTCCTCAAGACTCAAATAATATACCGAATTTAATTCCGATAATTTTTTGACTTCTTCTTTTCTAGTAGCAACATAATTTTGACCATCAATATTAATTACATCCCAATCATATATCCTCTCGATATATGGATTTTGAATATCAGAAAAAAGTTTTTCATTAAATTCAACATTCATTTTTGCTAAGAGATATTCTAGATTCCAACGATCCGAATCAGAAGTTGTTGGATCAGAAATTCTTCTCTTTACATTCTCAATATTTGTTTCTGCTTCTTCACCATATCCTTCAAAATTCTCATATCTTTTACTATCTGGATGTGGTATATGAATAATATTATAGTTATGAACTAATTTTTTACATTCAAGACCCAATATAGTAAGTCTTTTTGTCATTTGATCATCTTCATAAGCATAATACTTACCCATTCTCTCATCATATCCACCAACTTTCCAGAAGTTTTCTCTGCTAACAAAGCAAAGACCCGTAAGATATTTGAATAGGGGACTATATGTATGAGAGTATTTCATCAACTCACCAACATCCATACCATGAAGGTTGACAACATATCCCTTTAAATCTTCATTCCAATGCTCATGATTACAGACGTAACTATCTTGACCACATAAGAAGGAATTTTCATCAATCTTATAAAAATCAAAGAATGGAAAATATGGATTGATCATATAATCACAATCCAACTTAAGAATATAATCTCCTGTAGCAATACTTGCGGCAAGATTTAATGGTTGAGGTTGATTAAAATACTTTTCATCATTAACTCTAACTATTTTTATTCTCTTATCAATTTTTGTAAGATGATTTATTGGTTCATCAGAACTCCAATCAACTATTATAAATTCTTTAATTTCATCAAATGCCAACCAAGAATTTAATGATATTCTTAATGCATCATACCGATTTTTACATGCACAAATTACTGAAACATTCATATTGAAATCCAATGAGGTAATCTTAATCCGTTAGAGTCTACAAAAGAGGCGTATGGTTGGAACCACTTCTTAGGGCAAATAGTTTTTTCACTTTTTGCCAACCAAGATCCCCACCAACTATAAGTACTATTAGCAATTATATGATAATTGCACATTGACATCAAGCACAAATCCAAATAAGTGTTTCCACTTCTCATAATATGAAATCTATCCTCACTAAAATAATCCTGATCCTCACACCAATCAGGATCGTCAGAGAATACTAATGTTGGTATAGATAAATCAAAATGAGATAATGCATCATTATAATAATCTAATGTAAGATTATTTAAAAAATGCGAATTTAAATAATCAGTTCTTCTTATATGAAGTGCTATTATTTTTTTATTTTGAAATGTTTGTTCTAAATAAAATTTAGCAATGTTTTTGTATCTTTCCTTAAAAACAAATTGCTTTCTTATATCTTTTTCAAAATCGATGAAATATTTATAGTTTTGAAAAAATCCTAAAATACTTTTATTATCATGATTAGTATTATAAAAGTTAGAATCAAAAGCGGTGTTTAAAAATCGACCATTCTGTTCTTCTGTTTGCAATACAATGCTATGACCACCAGAAACGATATCAGATGGTACACCATTGGGCAAAACAAACTCAGAATAATAGTGAGAAAATACTTTTGCTGATATATTAAAGCACTTATACAATTCCAAATTATTTTTACATAAAGCAAAGTCTAAATTAAATTTTTTAGACATAGAATACAACGCAGCATATTGGAACATTTGGTTTCCCAATCTTCCAATAAATCCAATATGAGGAAATGTAATCATAATGATATCAATCTACTAAAAAAATTACGTATTACTTCTATATTTGAATATCCACCATTCTCCATAAAATAATTTCCAGGTCTTATTCTGTGATGATGATACCAATCATCAACTATCTCATATTTATTGCCAGACGTTAACCAAAAATATGAGAATACTATTACATCTGCAGATGCATGATATGGAGTATTAACGAAGTATCTTTTTTGTGTTTTTAAATATTGTTCCCTATTAACAATAAAATTACCATTATTTAAAAACCACGATAACTTATGCATACTAGTTTCAATATATTTTTGAGTTACTTTTAAATCAAAAATTTTATCCTCATAATTATATTGAACTATATTACCATCAGACATTATTAAAGTACTCTCGATATAACAAGTATCTTTTTTTGAATAGTCTAAGTTTTTAATTACATCAAAGATACATTCATCAAACCAATTGTCACTATCAAAAAGATATACCCATTCAGAAGTACAATTTGCAACTGTTAGATACTTGTTTATAAAAGCTTTTTGATTTATCTCAGATCTAAAAACCTTTACCTTATCTGTATTCAAAGAGTTTAGTATCTTACAAAGATTACCATACTCAGTTGGATTTGATCCGTCATCATGTATTACTATTTCACTAATAAAATCACAATTGATTGAAGTTTTTATACAATCCCAAAGATATTTGGAACTATTGTATGTTGGTATTCCCAGAGATATACTCATTATTCACAAATATAGTGTTTATATGATCATGAAATATTTCTGTGTATCCACTATCAATGATAAAACTTCTCAAATTTTTACAGGAATTTACTAAAGATTTATTTTCTTGGAAGTATTCATGATCATCTATAAGTTCAACAATCATCATCTTTGGTTTCCACAGATCAAGTCTAAAAGATTTAAAAACATCCTCTTCTCTTCCTTCAACATCAACAACTAATAAATCAAAGTTTTTAGGAATATCTGCCATTTGCATATAACTATCAAGTCTAACCTGCATACATTCAGATTCAGTAAACTGAGGATGTCCAAATATAGACATAGAGGAAACCATTGTTGCCTGGTCTTTATCCATAGTAGATACTATTCCAGAACAATATACTGGCAGACGACCAACCTTTGTTCCAATAGCATAATTAGATACCTTAATCTTTGAATTATTTGAATGCCTCTTAACACATTGCTCAAAGTGTTCTTTTACTGGTTCAATATAAAATCCTCTCCATCCAGCATCAGCAAGACAAGAAGTATTAGATACAGATTCACCATCAAAAGCACCAACCTCTACAAAGATTCTATCAACGTTCTCACCAAAGTATTTTGTATAAATTTTATCCAGATTTGGTATCTGACAAGTCAATGATAATGTGTACATAATTTACATAAAAGCACCTTTTTTAACATACCAAATATGAACTGGTCCATCAATACCAACCAACTCATCTTCATCATAAGTATCTCTTAAATGAGCAGTAATATTACCAAAAGAAGGATGATTCCAATCATGCCCCATGATATAACCACCATCACGAACTTTCTTTTCCCAATACTTTAAATCATTTTCAAGATCAAAATGATTACCATCAATAAAAACAAAATCTAAACTTTCATTTCTAAATTTTTTCGCAGCATTTTGTGATGTCATACGAATAATTTTACCTCTTGGGTCAAATGGTTTGATTAATTGGACAACATGTGCATGTAATCCATCAAATCCACCAAACTCAGTATCTACATTTACAACACCAGATAGATCCCAAGTTTCTTTTTTGTACGAATCAACTCCCCATAAAGTTTCTAGATTTGTTTCTTCCAATAAGAGTTGCATATTAGATCCAAAAGCAACTCCAATTTCTACACCTGTTTTAATTTCATCTTCTCTTTCATTAATAAAATCTTTTAACCATTGATGAGATTCGTCCCAATAACCATGGAACCTTCTTAGATTTTGTATATCGATCTCACCAGTATACTTTGTAGCCATTTAACAATTACTCCTGTTTTACGTAAAATGCATCACCCCAACCATGATCTTCCCACCAATCAGTTTCAATTCTCTCAAAAGAAAACTTAGATAAAAAATCATCAATATCTTCTATATATGCATTGTTCTCATAGATCTCATCACTATTAACTTCACAATAAATGTAATCAATATATTGAAGGGTATTCTCTGCCCCCTTCAATACTTCAAGTTCATATCCCTGAACATCAATATTTAACATATTATATTCTGTGAGATTGTAATCATCCAATCTATTAACTTCTACCTTTTCTGTTTTATCAAAAGTAACGTCTGGATATAATTGTAAATGTTTTTTTGGTTTTAATATAGAACTACTCTCACATTGATTACTACTTAAATACATATCAACAATTTTATTTGTACTTCCCAATGCGACTTGATGCCCTGTTATATTTGCATTGTAGTTAGAAGCGTGAGACGCAACCTTATAAAAATTATCTAGAACTGGTTCAAATAGAACAATATTCTTGATTCCATTGTTAATATAAACTGGTATCTCTTCACCATGATGAGCACCTACGTGAATAACTCCTGTGATTTCCATTTTATAACTATTAAAAATTGTATTAAAATCTATTAACATTATCAAAAAATCCAGTCTGGATAAAGTACATGCTTTCCATAATTCCCATTATTAATTCTAATATATATCTCTGGTCTGTCTGGAACTATATTATAGTATTCCAGATTTTGTCTCAACATAGTTTCTGGTTGATATTTTTCAAATTCTATATTGTATAGATTATTATAAACATTAGAATACTGATCCATAATATGAGATTTACCAAAAGCAAACTGATCATTTATACCATTATCCCAATCTTCTCCAGCAGGAATACATAAGTCACTATCATACTTAGATAAATCAAAATATTCATCGTAAATATAATCGCTGTCCATTCTCATTCTGACAACTTTATCAAAAACCATAGAGTTTTCATCTTCATATTTCATTTTTAATTCATTAGACTTGAAGATAGAATAATACATACTAATAGGACTAATTGTATAGTTATCAATAGGACTACATTTTGTCAAGATGTCAGTATAAATTTTTTTAAATTTTGGTTCCAATGAAATAAAATTCTCAACTAAAGCAGACTCATAATTAAAAGAATCTAAGAATCCAATACTATCTTCAGCAATCCTATCTAATTCTTTATACTCTGGTTGAAATACTTTACTTGTAAAGAATTCTTTGTTTTGAACTTTCCAAGTATGTATAAAGATTTTTATATTCTCATTAGGAATTATTTTTTCTATAGTTCTAAGAGCATTTTCTGGATACCTAATTAGTCCAGATAAACATATTGCAACATTCATATTATTTAAAATATAAAGTTTTGAACATAATTTTTATTAATCTTTAAAAGATAAGCAGCATTATCTTGGAATCCAAATGTGATCAGATAATCATCTCCATACTCACACATGCCAACAGCAAATTCAATCTCTGCTTCCATGAATGAAAATTGTCTAGAGACTTTTACAATATCCCAATTCTTATCCCAAACAATAAATCTATGTCTATAGATACCATCTTTACGATCTTGTTCACTTTTGGTTAAGTATGTCTCGTGACATAACGTAATATGACCACCATCACCGAAAGGAAGAACCTGAGATCCTCCTCTTAGATCAATACAACCAATATCTCTCCAATCCTTTATAACTACACTCTCTGTAGTATTAGATTCAATATCATATCTCACAACTTCTGTGCCATTAGTCCACTTAACAAAATGCCATGGCATATCAACAATAGGCATCCAGTTCTTTTCACAATAAGATTCCCTATTACCTGGAGTTGGAATACGATATTGAGCAATCTCTTTTACATAATCAGGACCAATCTCAATCTCTGATAGTTCCATTCTACCAGTACCAATAGTATCTAGATCTCTTCTAACACCACACATGAAGAGTCTTCCATCCCAACGGAAAATTCTAGAGTCTTCAAGACCTACAAAATCCCAAAGTTCTTTGTCGGGAAAATCTGATGTATCAATATGTCTTTGCCATACTGGATTCATATTAGAATCATACTCACACAAAATATTCTTTGTGCGAAGCTTCCAATCATTCTCTGGATGAATATAAACTAGAGGACCCCAGGGATGCTCATACTTCTTAATCTCAGAATGATACAAGGTATAGTTAATATTCCTTAAATTTACTAAAAGCCTATCTCCATCCAAATAAATTGAAGGATTTGTTAGAGAAGGTCCTTTAAGTATTGAAGAGTCTGTTACTAATGGATGAATACTTCCTCCACCATTCTCAATACAATCTTTCACAAAATTCATACTTTGATTAGCAACATGTAATGGTCTATTCATATTAATTCAATGATTCATAAAGTATCTATAAGAGTTTAAAAGCTCTTATTTTTTATTAACCTTAGCAAAGGTATTGTATCTATATTTGACCACCATGTCAAGATTGACTTTTAGGTTTTCATGATGTATGCTAGTGCATAATAAGGAGGTCTATTCTCATGAGCATTGCCACTACCAGCATTTCCAACACTAACAGACACTGGATGACTATGAGAACCTGCAGAATTAACTGATACACTTACTGGATGAGTATGAGCACCTGCAGGTGAAGTAGTTCTAGCTTGAGTGCCTTGGTTAACTGCATTACCAGCACCATCTTTTGGAGCATTTTGTGAGGCAGTTCCTGTGTATGCGTGAGAGTGAGTACCTGCAGGTCCTGTAGACCCACTTGCTGGGTGAGAGTGAGATCCAGCAGATCCACTAGAACCAGATCCTGGATGATTATGTACAGGTAGTTGTGCTGTTGTTAGTGTTACAGTATCAGAACCACCAGTAGCAGCTACAGCATATCCATTACCTGCACCAACAACAAACCTGTCCCTAAGATCTGGTGTACTATTAAGACCATCACATAAAACCCATCCAGTAGGTATCGATGCTGTTGAACCAGACCATAAAATAATACCTCCACTAGGAACTGATCCTCCTGGTCCTGCACCAGTATCCATGCTGGTGCATGTCATTACTCCTGTTAGATTTAAATTTTCACCTGTTATGTCCGCCGCTAAAATAGGCATCAGTCTACCTCCGATAACATGAACTTAAACTTTTTACCATTTCTTCTATTAATTAGGAACAAATCATTCTCTCCTTCTTGAATTGTATATTCACCCCATGTTCCATCAACATCATTTGTAGAACCCTCATTACTAAGATTAATATCATTTGTATAAATGTTTGCCCAGCGAAGAGTGGTTGAACCAAGATCTCTTGTATTATTTGTATTTGGAACAATATTTCCAGCAATTGTTAGAACACTTCCAGTAAAGGTAAGATTTGCTTCTGCATTAACTGTTCCAGCAGAACCAGTAGCAGTTATGACTCTATTGTCTACATTATTTGAAATTGTTGTTGTATTTGCAGAACCCTGAGTGCCTTGAGTTGCTTGGGTTCCTTGATTACCTTGGAGTCCTTGTGTACCTTGGCGTCCTTGAAGACCTTGAGTTCCCTGGCGTCCTTGGCGTCCTTGGTTTCCTTGGAGACCTTGAGTACCTTGGGTTGCCTGTGTACCTTGATTACCTTGTGTACCTTGGTTACTTAAACCTTGCGTACCTTGGCGTCCTTGTGTACCTTGGCGTCCCTGAAGACCTTGAGTTCCCTGGCGTCCTTGGCGTCCTTGGTTTCCTTGGAGACCCTGGTTACCTTGGCGTCCTTGGTTACCTTGGCGTCCTTGGTTACCTTGTGTACCTTGGTTACTTAAACCTTGCGTACCTTGGCGTCCTTGGTTACCCTGGTTACCTTGGCGTCCTTGGTTACCTTGTGTACCTTGGTTACTTAAACCTTGCGTACCTTGGCGTCCTTGGTTTCCTTGGAGACCCTGGTTACCTTGGCGTCCTTGGCGACCTTGATTACCCTGAAGACCTTGGTTACCTTGGCGTCCTTGGTTACCTTGATTACCTTGGTTACCTTGACGACCCTGACGACCTTGGTTTCCTTGGAGACCCTGATTACCTTGACGACCTTGATTACCTTGTGTACCTTGTCTTCCTTGTACACCCTGAACACCAGATCTTGTAAATGCTAGCGTTACTTCTTCACTTACTGATGGTGAAGTACCTGCAAGATAATTGACTGGGATGGTATAATAAGTACCATTATCAGTTATATTTCCATCAACTTCAAAAATAACAACAGTATTATCTGAAGATAGAGCTGAGATTATGTAAATATAACCTCTATTCAATCCTCCAGTTAGTGTTGTATCATCCCAACTTGCGATCCATCCCGATTGATTATTGCTTAAAGCATCAATATCATTAACTGTAATAGAAGTTACAGAAGATGCTGTTGCATTATTGAATCTAATTTGACCAGAAGATGGTGCTCCAGTTCCTCCATATGCATAAGGAACTCCACCACGGTTACCAATGTTGCCCTGGTTACCTTGGTTACCCTGATTACCCTGATTACCTTGGTTACCTTGGCGTCCTTGGTTACCCTGAAGACCCTGGTTTCCTTGGCGTCCTTGATTACCTTGATTACCTTGGTTACCCTGATTACCTTGATTACCTTGGTTACCTTGGCGTCCTTGGTTACCTTGGAGTCCCTGATTACCTTGATTACCTTGGTTACCCTGATTACCCTGGTTACCTTGATTACCTTGGTTACCTTGATTACCTTGGTTACCTTGGAGACCCTGAACACCAGATCTTGTGAATGCTAAAGTAATTTCTTGGTTTACGGAAGGATTTGTCCCACTGAGCGGATTAACTGGAATGGTATAATAAGAACCATTATTTGAAATATTTCCATCAACTTCAAAAATGTTTACTGTGGTTTGTGAAGATAGGGCTGAGATTATGTAAATATAACCTCTGTTCAATCCTCCAGTTAATGTTGTATCATCCCAACTTGCAATCCAGTTTGATTGATCATTACTTAATTGATCAATATCATGAACTTGAATTGCAGTGATGCTAGCAAAGGTTCCGTTGTTATATCTTACTTGTCCAGATGAAGGAACTCCTGTTCCTCCCCAACGATAAGGAACTCCACCACGGTTACCGATATTACCTTGGTTACCCTGATTACCCTGGTTACCTTGATTACCTTGATTACCCTGGTTGCCCTGAAGTCCCTGATTACCTTGATTGCCTTGGTTACCCTGGTTACCCTGGAGACCTTGGTTTCCTTGGTTGCCTTGGTTACCCTGGTTGCCTTGGTTACCCTGGTTGCCTTGGTTACCTTGGAGTCCCTGATTACCTTGATTACCCTGATTACCTTGGTTACCCTGATTACCTTGGTTGCCTTGGTTACCTTGGAGTCCCTGAGTACCTGCTCTATTGAAGTTAAATACTAACTTCTCAGTATTTGCAGGTCTAGATCCAGACACATATGATACTGGGATTCTATAGAAACCAGAAGCAACTTGAACTGCACCCGTGACATTGAATACATTTACATTATTATCTGCACTATCCGCAGATGTTATTACAAGATTACCTCTAGTAAGACCAGTGTTTAATGTAGTATCATCCCAAGTGTTGTACCACCCAGTTTGATTGTTGCCAAGAACATCTAAGTTATCAATATAAATGAAGCTCACTGAGCTCATTGTTGCATTGTTATATCTTACATTTCCATTTCCAGGATCTGCGTTAGTAGTGGTTGTAGAGAAGTTATAAGGAACTCCACCACGGTTACCGTAGTTACCTTGGTTACCCTGCAATCCTTGATTACCTTGGTTACCCTGATTACCCTGGTTACCCTGGTTACCTTGGTTACCCTGCAATCCTTGATTACCTTGGTTACCCTGATTACCCTGGTTACCCTGGTTACCTTGGTTACCCTGCAATCCTTGATTACCTTGGTTACCCTGATTACCCTGGTTACCCTGGTTACCCTGGTTTCCTTGGTTGCCCTGGTTACCTTGCAGTCCTTGGTTACCTTGGTTGCCTTGATTACCTTGAACACCCTGGACACCAGATCTTGTAAATGCTATGGTAAGTTCTGTTCCGTTTGAGGGAACAGAACCACTAATAGGATTGACTGGAATAGTGTAATATGATCCATTATTTGTTGCACTACCATCAACTTCAAAAATATTGACAGTATTTTGTGCGGAGTTTGCAGAGATAAGGTAGATATAACCTCTGTTCAATCCACCAGTTAATGCTGTATCATCCCAACTTGCAATCCAGTTTGACTGGTCATTACTTAAAGCATCAATATCATTGATTCTAAGTTCAGTAATACTGGAGAATGTTCCACTATTATATGTAACTGTACCTGATCCAGGAGCTCCTCCACCAGATCCTTGGAAGTCATAAGGAACTCCACCACGGTTACCAATGTTACCCTGGAGACCTTGAACACCCTGGTTACCAACTGGTTGGATAACAGCAAAGACCTTATCACCATCAGAGAATGTTCCAGTCTGTGCAATCTTTGTACATGAATAACTTCTCCATCCACCATTATCTGTTCTAGCACTTTCAATGGAGAAGATAACATAATCTAAGTTATTAACTTCTCTTTGAACAGTAACAATAGATCTAGGAATGTTATCAGAATAATCTAGAGAAGCAAGAATACCTTCAACATCACTCAAGTTAATATCAGTTTCACTAATTCTGAATGTTGTGAAGTTTGCAGTTACAGCGGCATTAAATCCAAGATGTCCTGTTCCTGGATCAGAGTTTGCAGTAGAAGTAGTGTATTCAAATGTAGATCCGAGAGATCTTGCAGCAGCGATACCCTGTAAACCTTGTAGACCTTGATTACCTTGGTTACCCTGATTACCTTGATTACCTTGGTTGCCCTGATTACCTTGGTTACCTTGATTACCTTGGAGTCCTTGATTACCTTGGTTGCCTTGATTACCCTGATTACCCTGATTACCTTGGTTGCCTTGGTTACCCTGCAATCCTTGGTTACCCTGGTTACCCTGGTTACCCTGATTACCTTGATTACCTTGGTTGCCCTGATTACCTTGGTTACCTTGATTACCTTGGAGTCCTTGATTACCTTGGTTGCCTTGATTACCCTGGTTACCTTGAAGTCCCTGTACGCCAGTTTTTGTAAAGAAGACTGTTACTTCTTGACCATTTGATGGTAAATTACCACTCAAGTATGTGACTGGTACTCTATAATATGAAGTATTGTTCTCAACAGTATTGTTTACATAGAATACTGCGGTAACATTTGTTGAACTGTCTGCCGATGTAATATAGATATAACCACGATTTAAACCAGCATTAACTACTGTATCATCCCAAGTATTGTACCAACCAGTTTGATTTACTCCAAACTCATCAGTGTCATCAAAATACATGTTTGTGACACTACCAATAGTACCAGAGTTGAATCTAAGTCTTCCTTGACCACCAGATCCAGCAGCAGTGTTAGTATCGAATAGGTAAGGGATGCCACCACGGTCTCCAAGCATACCTTGGTTACCCTGATTACCTTGATTTCCTTGGTTACCTTGGTTACCTTGCAATCCCTGGTTACCCTGGTTGCCTTGATTACCCTGATTACCTTGGTTGCCTTGGTTGCCTTGGAGTCCTTGATTTCCTTGGTTACCTTGATTACCTTGGTTACCTTGATTACCTTGGTTGCCCTGGTTGCCTTGGCGTCCTTGGTTACCTTGTAGACCCTGGTTACCCTGATTACCCTGGTTACCCTGGTTACCTTGAGTACCTTGAGGTCCAGCAACAGAAATACTTACAATTAGTTCAGTATTATTACTGATAGTTGTGGTTGTTGATATAACATTAGTAATTGAAATAGTGTGCCATCCACCAGCACCAGAAGCATTTTGAGTAACTCCTGTAATTTCATATACATTGTATGCTGTTAAATCATTAGCAAGACCAATTCTGATGAATCCTCTCTTGTTTACCGATCCATATTCAGTAATTGTTTGTAGGAATGTGTCAAGATTTACATTATCACTGTTTGTATTATCAATATAAACTGCTGTTGCACTAGCAATATTTGCATTATTAAATCTTAAATTACCACTTCCAGGATCACTTGCAGTGGTTGAATTATTATAGAAATAATTGTAACTATTTTCAGAATCTCTACCTTTAATACCCTGGTTTCCTTGAAGACCTTGATTACCTTGGAGACCTTGAGCACCTGCAGGAGTAAAGTTAATTGATAACTGTTCATTATTTCCTGGTAAAGTACCAGAAATGTAGGTAACAGGTATTCTATAATATCCAGTTTGAGCAATAACATCTCCACTAACTGCAAAAGCATTTACTGTAGTTTGGTTGGAGTCAGAAGAAGTTATATACAAATAACCTCTAACCAATCCAGTATTTGTTACAGTATCATCCCATGTGTTATACCATGCCGTCTGATTGTTACCTAGATCATCTAAGTTATCAATATAAAATTCAGTAACAGATGCAATATTGCTATTGTTATATCTTACGACACCATTTCCAGGATCTGCATTAGTAGTGGTTGTAGAGAAGATATATGGATTTCCTCCACGACTACCAGTATTACCCTGAAGACCCTGATTACCTTGATTGCCCTGGTTACCCTGGTTACCTTGACGACCTTGATTGCCTTGGAGTCCTTGATTGCCTTGAACACCTTGCTGTCCACTCTTAGTAAAGACAACACTCAAATCTTGCCCATTTGATGGTAAAGAACCAGTAAGGTTATTTACAGGTACGCTGTAGTATGTTCCATTATTAACTACTGGACCATCAACAAAGAATACTGCTGTTACATTTGATGTACTATCAGCACTACTAATATAAATGTAACCTCTATTAAGTCCATTATTTACTATTGTATCATCAAAAGTATCGTACCAACCAGTTTGATCAACACCAAATGAATCTGTATCATCAAAATAAAGAGTGCTTACGTTTGCAATATTGGAATCATTGAATCTAATAACACCTTGTCCACCTGTTCCTGCAGTTGTAGTAGTATCAAAGGAATACCTAACACCACCACGGTCTCCAAGCATACCCTGGTTACCCTGGTTACCCTGATTACCTTGGTTACCCTGATTACCTTGGTTGCCTTGATTACCCTGGTTGCCTTGATTACCTTGAAGACCTTGATTACCTTGGTTACCTTGATTTCCTTGGTTACCTTGATTGCCTTGAAGTCCTTGATTGCCTTGAAGTCCCTGATTACCTTGATTACCCTGGTTACCTTGGTTGCCTTGGTTGCCCTGGTTACCTTGATTGCCTTGGAGACCTTGGTTACCTTGATTACCTTGATTACCTTGGTTGCCTTGCAATCCTTGTAATCCTTGCAATCCTTGTAGACCTTGATTACCCTGATTACCCTGGTTGCCCTGATTACCCTGGTTGCCCTGGTTACCTTGATTACCTTGATTACCCTGGTTGCCTTGAAGTCCCTGATTACCTTGGTTACCCTGATTACCCTGGTTGCCCTGGTTACCTTGATTACCTTGATTACCCTGGTTACCTTGAACACCCTGAACACCTGTCTTTGTAAAGAATACCGTTACTGCTTGACCATTTGTGGGGAGATTACCACTTAGATAAGTAACTGGTACTCTATAATATGAAGTATTGTTCTCAACAGTATTGTTTACATAGAATACCGCAGTAACATTAGTTGCAGAGTCTGCGGAAGTAATGTAAATATATCCTCTATTGAGTCCCGCATTAACTACCGTATCGTCCCAAGTGTCATACCAACCAGTCTGATCAACACCGAATTCATCAGTGTCATCAAAATACATGTTTGTAACATTGGCAATTGTTCCATTATTAAATCTAAGTCTTCCTTGACCACCAGATCCCGCTGTAATAGTTGTGTCAAATAAGTAAGGAACACCACCACGGTCTCCAAGCATACCCTGATTACCCTGGTTGCCCTGGTTACCTTGATTACCTTGGTTTCCTTGATTGCCTTGGAGACCTTGATTTCCTTGGTTACCCTGGTTACCCTGGTTACCTTGATTACCTTGGTTTCCTTGATTGCCTTGGAGACCTTGATTTCCTTGGTTACCCTGGTTACCTTGGTTACCTTGATTGCCTTGGAGACCTTGGTTACCCTGATTACCTTGGTTACCTTGTAGACCTTGGAGACCTTGTAGACCTTGGAGACCTTGCAATCCTTGATTACCTTGGTTGCCTTGGTTACCCTGATTACCTTGGTTGCCTTGGTTACCCTGATTACCTTGGAGTCCCTGGTTACCCTGATTACCCTGATTACCTTGGAGTCCCTGGTTACCCTGATTACCCTGGTTGCCCTGGTTACCTTGATTACCTTGGAGTCCTTGATTACCTTGGTTACCTTGATTACCTTGATTGCCTTGGTTACCCTGATTACCTTGGAGACCCTGAATACCTGTCTTTGTAAAGAAGACTGTAAGTTCTTGATTGTTTGTAGGTAGATTTCCACTTACAAAAGTAACAGGGATGGTATAATAAGTACCATTATCAGTAACAACATCATCTACATAGAAGATTGCTGTAGTATTACTGGAACTATCTGCAGACGTAATATATACATATCCGCGATTTGAACCAGAATTGACTTGAGTATCATCCCAAGTATCATACCAACCAGTTTGATCAACAGCAAATGAATCTGTATCATCAAAATAAAGTTCAGTTACACTACCAATTGTTCCACTATTGAATCTAATTCTTCCTTGACCACCAGATCCTGCGGTAGTAGTTGTGTCAAATAAGTAAGGAATGCCACCACGGTCTCCAAGCATACCTTGGTTACCCTGATTACCCTGGTTACCTTGATTACCTTGGTTACCTTGATTGCCTTGGAGACCTTGGTTACCCTGGTTACCTTGATTACCTTGGTTACCCTGGTTACCTTGATTGCCTTGGAGACCTTGGTTACCCTGGTTACCTTGATTACCTTGGTTACCCTGGTTACCTTGATTGCCCTGAAGTCCCTGGTTGCCTTGATTGCCCTGGTTACCTTGATTACCCTGATTACCTTGATTACCCTGGTTACCTTGGTTACCTTGATTACCTTGGAGTCCCTGATTACCTTGGTTACCTTGAGTACCTTGAATACCAGCAAGACCAAAACTTAAGAATATTGCTTCATTATTAGAGAATCCAGTACCAGCACTAACATTTGAAGTTAAATCTAATGTACTCCATCCATTAGCACCAGCAGACTCTAAAATAACTCCACCAAGTCTAAAAATATAGAAGTTATTTGCATTTGTTTGAGACTGAATCTTAACAAATCCCTTATTTCCAGGAGATCCATATTGATCAACGAATGAATAGAAGTCACTTAAATCTGATCCATTTTCATCTCTATGATCAAGGTATATTTCTGTACTATTCTCAATTGTACTATTATCAAATCTTATAAATCCTTGTCCAGGATCTGCGGCTGTAGTGCTTGTTGAATAGAAGTATTCAAAAGTATCTCCAGAACTTACACCATCTGGACCTTGAAGACCTTGTAAACCTTGAACACCTTGGACACCAGATCTTGTAAAGTTAAATACTAACTTTTCAGAGTTGGTTGGTAAAGATCCAGATACATATGCAACAGGAACTCTGTAATAACCAGTCTCTGCTGTAACTGCTCCTACAACATTAAAGATATTTACATTAGTATCTGCACTATCTGCAGATGTTATTACAAGATTACCACGACTTAAACCTGCATTTAGTTGAGTATCATCCCAAACATCATACCAAGCGGTCTGATCATTACCTAGGTCATCTAAGTTATCAATATAAATTTCGGTTACAGAACCAATGGTTGCATTATTATATCTAAAATTACCATTACCAGGATCTCCATTCTGTGTAGTTGTAGAGAAGATATAAGGAACCCCACCACGGTTGCCGTAGTTACCCTGTAGACCTTGATTGCCTTGATTACCCTGGTTACCTTGATTACCTTGGTTGCCCTGGTTACCTTGGTTACCCTGCAATCCTTGATTACCTTGGTTACCCTGGTTACCTTGATTACCTTGGTTGCCCTGGTTACCTTGGTTACCCTGCAATCCTTGATTACCTTGGTTACCCTGGTTACCTTGGTTACCCTGGAGACCTTGCAGACCTTGGAGACCTTGGAGACCTTGGTTGCCCTGGTTTCCTTGATTACCTTGATTACCCTGGTTACCTTGATTACCCTGGTTACCTTGGAGACCTTGGTTGCCCTGGTTACCTTGATTACCTTGGTTACCTTGGAGTCCTTGGAGACCTTGGTTACCTTGAACACCTTGAGGTCCTATAAACGAGAAGCTAATGAATACTGTATCGTTATTAGAGAAGTTTCCAGAAGATGCATAGAATTGGGTAATGTCAAATGAGAACCATCCAGTAGCACCACCAGTTTGTAATTGAGTATTACCAACAACAAACAAATGATATTGGGATGCATCAACAGGATCTACAATCTTAACAAGAGCTTGTCTCTCTAGAATTCCATAGTTCTCAATATCTGCAAGGAAGTCTGACAGATCAGTTCCACCACTATCAGTGTTGGCAATGTACAACTCAGTTGCACTAGACTGAGTTGAGAAATTATCAAATCTTAATCTTCCAGATCCAGGATTTGCTGCACCTGTTGAAGAACTGAATGTATAAACATAAGTAGTTTCAGCATTTCTACCACTAAGACCTTGGTTACCTTGTAAACCTTGTGTACCTGTTTTAGTGAAGAATACTGTTAATTCTTGTCCATTAGAAGGAAGAGATCCAGTTAAATAGTTTACTGGAATACTATAATAAGAACCATTATCAGATACAGAACCATCTACTTCAAAGATAATACTTGTGTTTGTAGAAGAATCTGAGGTAGTAATATAAATGTATCCACGATTCTCTCCAACATTAACTTGAGTATCGTCCCAAGTATCATACCAAGCGGTTTGATCTATTCCAAATAGATCTGTATCATCAAAATAAAGTGTAGTTGCGTTTGCAATAGCTGGACTATCAAATCTTAATACCCCTTGACCACCAGAACCTGCTGCGGTAGTAGTATCAAACTCATAAGGAATACCACCACGGTCTCCAAGCATACCCTGCAGACCTTGGTTTCCTTGAAGTCCCTGATTACCTTGATTACCCTGGTTACCTTGATTACCTTGGTTGCCCTGGTTACCTTGGTTACCCTGCAATCCTTGATTACCTTGGTTACCCTGGTTGCCTTGGTTACCTTGAAGACCTTGGAGACCTTGGAGACCCTGTAATCCTTGGTTGCCCTGGTTACCCTGGTTACCCTGGTTTCCTTGGTTGCCTTGATTACCCTGGTTACCCTGGTTACCTTGTAGACCTTGAATACCTGTCTTTGTAAAGAAGATGGTTATATCTTGTGCATTAGAAGGAATATTACCACTCAAATAAGTAACAGGTATTTCCTGATAATCAGTTTGGTCTGTTATTGCCCCAGTTACTTCAAATATTGCACTAACATTAGTTGCAGAATCTGCTGAGGTAATATAAATGTATCCCCTACCTTCTCCAGCAATAACTTGAGTATCATCCCAATTTGCAACCCAAGCAGAGTGATCTACTCCAAAGATATCATTATCATCAACATATATTTGAGTTACACTACCAATGGTACTATTATTAAATCTAAAATCTCCATCACCTGAAGATCCAGATCCAGTAGCAGTATTAAATCTATAAGGAATACCACCACGGTCTCCAAGCATACCCTGGTTACCTTGTAAACCTTGATTACCCTGGTTTCCTTGGTTGCCTTGATTACCCTGGTTGCCCTGGTTACCTTGGTTGCCTTGATTACCCTGTAGACCTTGGAGACCTTGGAGACCTTGTAAACCTTGATTACCCTGGTTGCCCTGATTACCTTGGTTACCTTGATTACCTTGGTTACCCTGATTACCTTGGTTGCCTTGAAGTCCCTGGTTACCTTGGTTACCTTGGTTACCCTGATTACCTTGGTTGCCTTGGTTGCCCTGGTTACCTTGGACACCCTGAGTTCCACTCTTAGTGAATAGTACCGTTACTTCTTGACCATTTGAAGGAATATCACCACTTACATAAGTTACAGGAACAGTCCAATAAGTAGTGTTATCTATTACAGCATCATCAACATAGAATATAGAAGTTACATTACCACCAGAATCTGCCGAGGTTACATAGAGGTATCCACGATTTAGTCCAGCATTTAACTGAGTATCGTCAAATGTATCGTACCAACCAGTTTGATCAGATCCAAAAGAATCTGTATCATCAAAATATAATTCTGTAATATTTGCTGCGGTAGCATTGTTATACCTTAATGATCCTTGTCCACCCGTACCTGCTGTGGTAGTAGAATCAAAGTCATAACGAATACCACCACGGTCTCCAAGCATACCCTGGTTACCTTGGTTACCCTGATTACCTTGATTGCCCTGGTTACCCTGGTTACCCTGATTACCTTGGTTGCCTTGGTTACCTTGAAGACCTTGGAGACCTTGGAGACCCTGGTTGCCTTGATTACCTTGGTTGCCTTGATTACCTTGATTACCTTGGTTGCCCTGGTTTCCTTGTAAACCTTGAATACCAGTTCTACTATGGAACAGTGTTAAAATGTCACCATTAGAAGGTAATGTACCAGTTACATACTCTACTGAAATTTTATAGTATCCAGATGCAACTTGATTAACACCATTAATTCTAAAAATGTTTACTGTAGTTCCAGATAAAATATCCGCAGAGATAAAGTATAAGTATCCTCTATCTGGATTCTCAGTATCATCCCAAACATCATACCAAGCAGTCTGATTATTACCAAGATCATCTAAGTTATCAATATAAATTTGAGTAACTGAGTTTATTGCCGAGTTGTTATATGCAACATTACCATTTCCAGGATCTTGATCTGTTGTACTCTGAACCCATTCATAACGAATACCTCCTCTATCACCAATACCACCCTGAAGACCTTGAAGTCCTTGGTTACCTTGGTTACCTTGGAGACCCTGGTTACCTTGGTTGCCTTGACGACCTTGGTTACCCTGGAGACCTTGAGCACCTACACCCTGTAATCCCTGGTTACCTTGTAGACCCTGTAAACCTTGTAGACCCTGTACACCTTGAGAACCTACACCTTGAAGTCCCTGGTTACCTTGATTGCCCTGATTGCCCTGATTACCTTGGTTGCCCTGGTTACCCTGATTACCTTGTAGACCTTGTAAACCTTGGTTGCCCTGATTTCCTTGGTTACCTTGGTTACCTTGGTTACCCTGGTTGCCCTGGTTACCTTGATTGCCCTGATTACCTTGACGACCTTGTGTTCCTTGGACACCTTGAATAGATACGTCAGTAATCGTTGCTTTCTTTAAGCTAGAATCACTAATATCATATAAAAGAAGTAGATCTGACTGTTGAATATCTCCAGTTAATTGTGGTTTTTGGAATATAAGATTTGGAGATACATTAGTAAGATAAGAATTTGTAACTCCTGTACCAAGAGTTGTTTCTTCTAATACAGTATTTCCATTAATTTTATAAACTTTTCCACTTGGAACGTTTACATTTTCTGTAATGTAAATAGATGCTGTTCCAGATTGCCAAACAATATCTTTTCTAATTGATGTTGAACCGATACCAATACCAGCACCATCTAGGAGAGCATTATCTCCTACCGATTTTGCAATTCCAATCTTGAAGTCTGGAATATCCAGAGTACCAGTACTAATTGTGATTGTTTCACCATCAACAACTAGGTTGCCTTTAATTCTAACAATACCTGTGTTATCACCAACACCTGCTGGGTCAAGGGTAATTGTTGATGGACCAGTGATAGAATCACTATTTACAATAATTGCTTGTCCAAGTGCTCCAGTCTTAAATGATGTACCAGTAACAATACCAGCAACATAAAGATTACTGTTGGCATCAAATCTTAGATCATCAGAACCTTGTGGGAGATTAGATGCATTTTTGAAGATTACCTGATATGGATCACCTTCTACTGGACCAGCAACACCCTGAAGACCTTGGTTGCCCTGAAGACCTTGCAGACCTTGATTGCCTTGAAGACCCTGAAGACCTTGTAAACCCTGTAAACCTTGTAGACCTTGGTTGCCTTGAAGACCTTGATTACCCTGATTACCTTGGTTGCCCTGGTTACCTTGAAGACCCTGAAGACCTTGCAGACCTTGAGCACCTTGTAAAGCAGCACTCAAAATTGTATCTTTCTTTAATAAACCATCAGTCTGATCATAGAAGAGAATAAAATCCTCTGGTTGTGCCTGAGTTTGTACCCTATCATTAATAAATCCAGGATTTGCAGATCTAAGATTTGAATTTGTAATTCCTAATCCAAGCGTAGTTGCATTTAATACTTCATTTTCAGCAACATAGTATGCTCCATCTGGTTCATGAACACCAAAGTTCACACTAGATTGCCAAGCATCAATACTGAATTTGTATTTTATTGATTTTCTTACTGATGTAGAACCAATACCAATAACAGATCCGTCAAGATTAGATTCTAATGTCTCATTAGCATTAAAGATAATAGAATCTGTTCCAAGAACAACATCATTATCGAAGAATGTAATTTGACTACTACTAAATCCAATCGGAGTTCCTTTGATTTGAAGGTCACCCTCAATGAATACAACACCATCTTGGAATGGTACAATACTAATTGATGCTGGACCTAAAATTTTATCACCAGTAAGTGCTAATGAACTATTTGTATCAAATCCAGTATAGAATGCATCTGCAGTTAGAATACCAGAAATAATATTATCAAAAGATGGAGATGATCCTTGGGTAACAACACCCTTTGGTCCCTTGTACCTATAAGCAACAAGGTAAACATTTCCAGAGTTTACTCCAGAAGGGACTACAGTTCCATTGAAGTTAAGTACACCTGCAGCATAATCAAAGAACCAAGTATCATTTGATCCAGCACCAGCTGCAGATAGCTGCACACCACCAGAAGCAGGATCACCTCTATAAACTTTAACAATGTAATCTGGACCAAAGCTAGGATCAATCCAATCACCCAGAAGTGTTGAACTGTTATTATTATACGTTGCTCTACATAAAAATGCTCTATTACCACTAACAGTGGGGTCTGCCGTTAATCTTAAAGCACTTGCTGTTCCATATACCTGTACAATAGAACTAGTTGCTGAAGGTGGAGTTCCTGGAATATCTCCACTCTCTGACCAAATAAGATCAGAACGAATTACCAGTGGCGAAGGAATAGCTTCCGCAAATGGTGCTTTTTTGGTGCCTGATAAAGTAGAGTCCTCAGCTATACCAGTTTTGGATGCGGTATAACCTATCTTCTTTAATAGAAAATCTAGCTTTTGTTCTTGAGATGCTGCCACAGATCTTACTTCCCCTTACCTTATGTAGACGTGAATGACATGGCAGTAATTGACTGCCCAGAGTTCAATCTCCAACGAATCAAAATGCGATTGTTTGAGTCATTAGATGAAGATTCTGTACCAAATACACATGTAAATGTTCCGCCAGAACCATTCATTGCACCACCCGAAGAACATCCTGGTTCTGCTGATGTTGGTACACCAGCACCTCTATATGCTTGGAACATGTCTGCCCAACCATTAGTACCAGATAAAGATGAAGTCCATGTAGAATTGTCGGGCATACATACCCAACATCCTGCATACGATCCACTAACTGCTATTCTAAATTCAGATACCTGAGATCTTATAAATTGCAATTGGAAATATTGTGCTCCAGTTCTACCAGAAGAATAATCTGGTCCTACTGGTAACCAAGATCCACTAGAATAATCTGTTTGATCATGCCTCAAAGCACCTCCTCTAACAATAGATTCATATGCTGCTGCAGTAGTAGAAGCACTAAATGATGTGTAAACTGGTGTGGGATTATCTGCACTAGATCCAGCGTTCACTCTAACAGCATTTCCAGAACCAGTTCCTAAACTATTAACTGCAATGTTATCTTCATCAATAATATTAGTCCTTGCAGTTGTTCCCATCATATTGACTGCAGGAGTTATAGTTGCTCTTACTGTATCTGACCCATAAGGAGTTGTTGCAGTGTAGGTAGAGAATCTAGTAGCATCAGTATTAACTGTTTGATGAAGATCTCTAGGTGTTTGAGAAACTAAACATGTTACGCCAGTACCTACACCATAATTCTGAACTGGTGGATTAACACCTCCATCAAAATTAGTATAACTTTTACTTCCACCATTTTGAAATCCAGTAGTTTGACCACTAGATGTCAGAAAGGTATTCTGAGTGTACATATCACCCGTAGCATTCTCACAAGTTATTACATAAGTAAATGCATTGCTAGAATCTTGTGTGTAATGTGGTACACCAGAAGAATAATTCAAAGTTGGTGAAGGTGGTGTTACTGGAGTAGTAACACTTAAAACAGGTGCAGTGACTGTACTTCCATCCTCATACCAATATGCCTGCTGGGTAGTATATGCAAACTGTTGAATGAATGCTTTATTAAATCCATCAGGACATGGAGCATTAATCAATCTGGCATCATAAACTTCATAAAATTCAGAGTTAATCCCTGGATTTCTTGATGAGAAGAATGCATCTTTATTGTTTGCAATTTGCAAGGAACCATAGATGCCATCATTAGATCCAATGGATAAATCTGTAGTACCAACTCCAACAGCATTTACAAATCCAGTAACTGTTCCAGCATCTCCTGGACCATATTCTGTAATATAATTTGAAGTAACGGTATTATCAGTATTTCTACTATATTGTGTACCTGCTGATGGCGTCAAATCACCATCAGTATTGTTAGTAGGATTAAATCCTGAACACAATCTTCCAACACCAGTCAACCCAGTCAAAGAGAATGGTTCATTTAAAATAGTTGCTGGTGGTTTTGGAACCAATTTCCCTAGAATAAAATTAATTTCATTCACAGAGTCTTTGGTATAATCTCCAGTCTCAATTCCAACTGCTCCAGGTAAGAAACCAGCAGATGGGGTTCCAATAACTTGATCACCAAAAAATTCCGATGCAGTTACAAATCCAGTAACTCTAACATCACCATCTACGGTTAATTTCTTATCTGCATCTGGATTGGTTAAACCAATACCAACACTCTTTGTTTGAGGAACGAATACAAAATCTTCATTAGAAGCAAATGATGTAACAACGCCTGTTGTTGCAGTTACAAATCCAATAAATTGTGGTGCAGTTCCTTGAGGATCTGATAATTTATCGGTAATTAGATTTTTTAATTTTGATCCATCACCATAATATTCGGTTGCAGTAACTACTCCAACTACTTCAAGATCATTAGATACAACAATATCTGAGGCGGTTAGGACCCCAGATATTGTCGCATCTCCTTGTACAGATAACTCCGCTGATGCATAGGTTGTGCCAATTCCGACCCGTCCAGTTACTTCAAGTACTGTTGAGTCGTCGGTATAAGAAGCTATACCTATTCTAAGATTTTTCTTGCGTTCGCTTAAAAATTTTGACATTTATCAACCTGATGCATGAGTGGTATATACCGTAGATTCTGTTATATAACAGAACTTTATATAGTATTTATTCAATTAAAAGTTTCTTCATCTCCATATTCTCCAGCATCTTCAATAATTTCTTCTTCTTGAACTTTTGCTTTTTTGCTGGATCTTCTAGAACTTCTTGCTGCCTTTTCTTGCTGCTGTTTTGATAATTCAGTTAAGTCTTGAACCGTATTTTTTAAAGATTCTACTAATGAATTTAAAGTTGCTACCTTAGCTTCAAGAGAGATATTCTCATTAAAAAGTTTAAATGTTTTTTGTTGATATACAGTTATCAACGTTTTATAGTCGTCTTCAGAGATATATGAAAATTCATCTCCCTTTTGCCTAGCCATAAAAAAATAGGTGTAGTATATACACCTATTTATTATTGATTTAATTGTATTATTTTTAAATCAGTTGAGTGTTTCTAGAACAGATACAATCAATTTTAGATCTGTATTTGTACTTCCTTTTACCATAAGTGTATCGCCTTGTTCCATAACCAACTTACCTGCAAGCAGGTTAGCGGAATCATTACCAGGAATTGGGAACTGATTAAACAGTTCTGTTGTCACTGCAATACCTGCTTTTGTTCTTCTGTGGGATACGCTAATGTCTTGACTAGACGCTCCGATATTTGATGCTTGTGCCAGGAGGAGAACCCCCGTGTATCCCACGGGAGCTGTATAGATTCCTACTGGAGACTGAGATACAACGTTCGTAATCGTTTTGAATACGTTAAGGGCTAGTGCCATGGATTACTCTCCTCCGAGTGCGAGAATGAATGGGGTTAGGGTGGAGAACAACGACTTAGAATATGACGTTCCAGAGATTGTTCCTGTGTTTTGGTTAATAATCAGTCCATCACCGATCTTGAAGTTACCTGACTGGTCAGTACTGGTGAAGACCACCAGACCACCATTCAGATTCACGGTTTCATTTTCTGGGATTGTAACTCCTCCATTTTGTGGTAATGCTGTCTTGACATTGATTCCAGAACCAATGTATTCAAATGCGTGTGATGAAGCAAGAACTCTGGACTGCTTATAGAAGTAAACATCCATTCCAACTCCAACATCATATGGAACCTGGGTGTCAAATGTGACGGTAGAGATTCCAGTTACCTTATCGGGTAATGTTGCCTTCGATACTGTGAAGTATGAAGGATAGATAGAAGGAACAATTCTTGCCTGGACACCACCAGCTCCTTGTGGAGCAGCGATGCTTACTGCAGGAGGAACAACGAATCCTCTACCACTGGATACAACCTCAACAGAGATGACTGAACCGTTTTCAACGGTTGCAATCGCCTGCGCGGGAACACCCCACTCAGTTGTTGGATCCGCAATTGTTACCTCAGGAGTCTCGGTATAACCGCTACCACCGTTGGTAACTTGGATCTTATCAAGTTGATAATATAACTTATCAAAGACTGCTACCTGACCGTCAAATGGTCTCTGGGCATTGATTTGAACAGTACCACCAGAACCTGGAGTATAGTAGTGAGCGAATGGTCCCTTACCAACGTTAGCGGTAAAGAATGTAGACGCTGCAGAGATTCTAACTGGTGATGGTTCACCCTTCAGGATCGCGTCAGTAGCAATTCCGATCAGGTTATCAATTGTATCCTGAACATTCTGACATGCCTCAGGAGTATTGTTTGAACCGTATGCTGCGTCATCAAGGAGATCGAAGTTCTTATTGTTGAGTTGGTTATTGATTGCCAACTGCATGTAGTCTGCAGATGCGCGGAACGCAGTTACAGTTTCAACTTCTTCACCAAGTAGACCCTTAGCAAGTGGTTCACCTTCTTCATCGAAGTAGTAATTAACCGCAGCGATTGTATTCGCGTTAGTTGAATTTTCTAGGTCATCGCGAACAGATGTTACAAAGTATCCGATATCTCTTCTGCACTTATTCTCTTGATCAAGGAACGATCCTGGATTATCTACGTAGTTGTCTAGAGTTGTAAGAGTACCAATTCCAATAGACTCGGTAATGATTCCGATTCTGTTAGAGATGAAGTCTTGTACATCTTGACATGCATCAGGATTACCCGATCTTGTATAAACAACTGTGTAACCACCAGATCCGTAAACTTCAGGTCCGAATGTTAGTGTTAGATCCTTCGCGTAGAGTTGGTTAGATACTGCCTTCGCCATTAGATCGCCAGCAGCGATAAATGCCGTTACAGATTCTGTCTTCTCTGCGTTTAGACCAGGAGTAATTGGTCTTCCGTTTCCATCGAAGTATTGTCTTGCGAAGTCCTTGGAGTAAGTGTTACCACCAACGAATACGTCAGTTGCAACAGCATCAACAAGGTATCCAATATCTCTTGCACACTTGTAACCACCTGGGGAAGAAGTAGTTCCGAGTCCGACCAGATCACCTGCGGTTGTTCCGAATCCAACAGTTTGTCCAAACTCACCGAGGTTGAGTGTGAAGTAACCTTCAGTAACTCCGATTGTTCCATCGTACAGGTCAGAGGTGTTACCAGCTCCGATGACTGTTGTGATGATTCCAACCAAGTTATCAATGTTACCTTGGACATCCTGACAGGTATTTTCGTTACCAGAAGCAGTGTAGGTAACGATTCCAACGCCACCATAGTTTGCAGGACCAGTTGATAATGTCAGATCCTTACGATAGAGTTGGTTAGTGATAGCATCCTTCATGAACTCACCAGAGTATCTGAATGCTGTCAGTGAAGGTACTTCTTCACCTTCTAGACCACCTCTGATCTTGGTTCCGTCTGCGTAGTAATACTGCTCAGAGAATCCTCTGGAGTAGATATTACCGCCACTGAATACGTCAGTTGCAACTGCGTCGATGAGGAATCCAAGGTCTCTTGCACACTTGTAACCACCTGGGTTCTCAGTGCTTCCGATTCCACTTGCTCTATCAAAGATACCAGTGTTGTATGTGAGACCCGAGAGCGAAGCAGTTGTTCCAGCGCCAAGTGCGACTGTTACAATGCCAACCAGAGTATCAACGTTATCCTGAACATCCTGACATGCGAGAGCGTTACCAGAGATGAATACGGTATGTGCAACTCCAGGTCCACCATAAGTAGCAGGACCAGAAGAGATTCCAACATCCTTTCTATAGAGTTGGTTAGTGAGAGCATCCTTCATGAACTCACCAGCACCGCCAAGACCAACAACAGTTGGAGCAACTTCTCCACCGTCGATGTAAACTGCTCCAGACTCATTGAAGTATTGGAGAGTAAACTCTTGAGAGTACTTGTTACCAGCGATGAATACGTCAGTTGAGACCGCATCAACGAAGAATCCAATGTCTCTTGCACACTTATAACCACCTGGGGTTGTAGCGCCAGCAGAGACGCTCTGATCAAAGATACCGCCAGTGATAGTTGGAAGACCAGTGGTATTTCCTGCAGCAACAGTTGCTGTAACAATGCCAGTCAATGTATCAACTTGGTCTTGAATGTCAAGACATGCGGTAGGATCAGTGTTAGTTACATCAGATCCAACTCCGAAGTATGTTCCACCTGCGGAGACGGTAAGATCAGAGTATGCTGCACCAACCAAGTTGTTGGTAAGTGCGTTCTTCATGTACTTAGCTGCTGCTTGGAAGACGAAGATTGACTCATCTTCTTCACCAACTAATCCACCAGTGATTGGGTTACCAGCACCATCAAAGTATTGGAGAGTAAACTCTGTAGCATACTTGTTAGCACCAATAAGTACGTCAAGGGAGATAGCATCGATGAAGAATCCTGTGTCTCTCTTACACTTATCTTCGACTGCACTGAAGTTGAATGCATTGAAGTTTGGATTGTTTACAGCATCTGTAAATGCAAGTCCAACAATTACATCCTTATTCAGTTGGATCATTCTGTATGCATCATAGAATCTAGATCTTGCATTTTCTTCCAGATCACCTGGGAAGAAGAATGTATCATATGCATCATATCCTTGAGCGATAGAACCGATAGATCTATCAATTACTTCCTGTCTGTTCTGTTGAATCAGGCGGTAAGAATCGAAGTATCTATACTGCTCATCATCTCTTTCATCAAATCCCTTATTAACAACTGGGAGTGAAGTTGTTGTTCCAAGTCCGACAGCGACAGTTGCGATGCCTACAAGGTTCTCAATGAAGTTTTGTACATCTGCACAAGAATCAGGATTTCTGTTGTCTCCAGTTACCCAATCAGGCGAGAGTGTCAAATCTTGAGCATTAAGTTGGTTGGTAACTGCTGCTCTTGAGAGATCTCCGAATGCAGTGAATGCAGTTACAGATTCAGATTCTTCACCAAGGAGTCCGTTGGTGATTGGGTTACCTGCTCCATCGAAGTAGGAGAGGGCGAATCCAACAATGTTCTTGTTACCACCAGTGTAAAGGTCTCCAGCAACCGCGTCAGCAAGGTAACCAAGGTCTCTAGCACACTTGAATCCACCTGGGGATGAAGTTGTTCCGATACCTGCCTGATTGAAGTAACCTTCATTCAGAGTTGGTAATCCAGTTGTAGCACCTGCACCGATCGCGACTGTAACAATACCAACGATAGTGTCGATATTATCCTGAACATCTTGACATGCATTTGCATTTCCAGAAGGAAGAACTGCTTCTGAAGTACCACCACCAACGTAGGTAGCAGGACCAGAGGAGATTCCAACATCCTTACGGTTGAGTTGGTTAGTAACTGCCTTCTTAGCGAGATCTGCAACAAAGTCAAATGCAACGATAGAAGGAGCTTCTTCACCAAGTAAACCATTTGTAGTTGGGTTACCAGCACCATCGAAGTAGAACAGTGTGAAGTCTCTGGAGTAGCTGTTGCCACCTGTGAATACGTCGATCGCGAGCGCGTCAACAAGGTATCCAACGTCTCTAGCACACTTAACACCACCTGGAGTTGTATTACCAAATCCAGCAGTATTTTGAATAGTTAACTTAGTGAATGGATCAGTGTTGATAAGGAAGTTACCCTTAGTTTCAGCAGGAAGTGAAGTGGTTGTTCCAAGTCCAACTGCAACGGTTGCAATACCTACAAGGTTCTCAATTGCTGCCTGTACATCAGTACAAGCCTCAGCATTACCTGAGAGGAGAACAGGAATATTACCGCCAGGACCATTAAATGCTGCCTTACCAGAGGAGATTCCAACATCCTTAGCATTCAGTTGGTTGGTAATTGCCTGCTTCATGTATCCAGAGGCAGATTCGAAGGCAATCAGTGATTGTGCTTCTTCGCCTACAAGACCATTGGAGATTGGGTTACCAGCACCATCGAAGTAAAGGAGTGAGAAGTCTCTAGTATATGTGTTACCACCTGCGTGAATATCAGTTGAGACTGCATCAACAAGGAATCCGAGGTCTCTAGCACACTTGAATCCACCTGGGGATGAAGTTGTTCCGATACCTGCGGTTACATCATAGTAACCAGAGTTGATTGATGTTGGAGCATCTGCAAATGTTGCGGTTGTTCCAAGTCCAACTACAGCAGTAACGATTCCAACCAGGGTATCAACGTTATCCTGAACATCTTGACAGGAGTTGATATTTCCAGAAGGAAGAACAGGGATGTCTCCACCTGCGCCACCATAAGTAGCAGCACCAGAAGAGATTCCAACATCCTTTCTATAGAGTTGGTTGGTCAATGCCTTCTTAATAAGTCCACCAGCAGCGATAAATGCACTGTTCGAAGGAGCTTCTTCGCCAGCAAGTCCACTTGTAATCCATCCACGATATGCTGGTTCGTAAGACTTGACTGAATCAGTAGTTGCTCTTACAAATGTGTGAGCGGACTGAGGAAGATGCTTAACAGCACCTGCATCTGCACTTACGAATTGATGTGTTGTTTGTGGCTCGTGACGGATAGCGTTACCCTCTGCGTAAACAAAGGTGTGAACAGATCCAGCAGCGATTCCTGCATCACCAACATTAATTGTAAATGTTCCTGTCTGCTTCTTAAGTCCATTAGCAGTTGCACTTACGAAGGTGTGAGCACCAGTGTAAGAAGATGCGCCAATGTTGATCTTAAATGTATTTGGAGTTACTTCAGAGATTTCTAACCAACGACCAGATGCATAATCATATCCAGCGCGAGGATATGCTTTAGATACTGTATTATCATCAAGTACACATGTGAAGGTCAAAGAAGCATCGTCAAGTTTGATATAATCTCCTTTAGTGAATCCATGAGATGCAACTGTAAGTACTACATCACCAGATGCAGCATCATATGTTGCGTTAGTTACTGTGTGGGTAGACATTCCAACAGCAGTAATTGATGTAGATACTCCAGAGATTGGATCAGTTGAACGTGGATATGAATGCTGAGTAGCATTACCATCTTGGTCGCAAGTAAAGACGAATGAATTATCCTCAAGGATAACTCCACGTCCAACTCCAAGACCATGCTGACCAACAGTAACTGTTAAATCACCAGTCGCTGCATTATAATCAGCAGCAGTTGGAGTAAAGTACTTGTTAGGACCAGAAGCACCAACGTTAACTGTTAAAGTATCCGAAGTTACTGAAGTAATCTTAACTGATCTACCTGCAAATGGATCAATTCCAGGACGTGGATAAGTCTTCTGTGCTTGGAATCCATCCATTGCACAACTAAATGTGAAGGAATTATCCTCGATGATAACACCCTCTCCAACACTCAGTGAGTGCTCACCAACAGTAACTGTAAAGTCACCTGTTGCTGGATCATAAGTAGCAGCAGTTGGGTTGAATGACCAGTCAGTACCAGAAGCACCAACATTAACTGTGAATGAAGTTGCGCTTGTTCCAGTGATTGTTAATCCATTGGTGTAAGCTAATTGACCAATGGTTGGCAGAGAGTGCTCTGTCTTATTACCATCCATTGCACAAGTGAAGGTGAATCCTTCCTTGTCAAGATAGATAACATCATTGGTTTGGAGTGGGTGACCAGCTCCGATGATTGCAGTGAAGTCTCCAGTTGCTGGATCATAAGTAGCATCGGTTGGTTTCCAACCTGCAGCAGCCTTGAACTGGTTACGTAAGAATCCTGCAGCGTATGCATTACCACCAGTGAACAGGTCAGTGGAGATTGCATCAACAAGGAATCTAATGTCTCTACCACAAGTAAATCCACCTGGGGAGAATGTGCTGATTCCTAAAGATTGATTAAACTCTCCAAGATCAAGAGCACCTGTAGTAGTTGGAAGTTGACCTGTTGTTCCAAGACCTACAGCAACAGTGACGATACCGACCAAGGAATCGATGTTATCTTGTACATCTAGACATGCATTTTCATTACCAGATCTTAGTACAGGAATGTTTGTTGAACCAACACCAAAGTATGCAGTACCAGAAGAGATTCCAACATCCTTATTAAAGAGTTGGTTGGTGATTGCATCCTTCATGTACTCACCAGCAGCTTCAAACGCTACGATTGATGGACCTTCCTCACCGAGGAGACCATTAATGATTGGAGCAGCGTTATCGAAGTATTGGAGTGCAAATCCATCAGAGTAGTAGTTACCTGCGGTAAAGAGGTCAATCGAGATAGCATCGATAAAGAATCCAGTATCTCTAGCACACTTGAATCCACCTGGGGATGAAGTTGTTCCGAATCCAACAACTGGAGTACCAGCATCAGAAGCAACAAAGTATCCTTGGTTAATGGTTGCGGTTACATCACCAGCGGTTGCAGTAGTTCCGAGACCAACAACAGAAGTAACAATTCCTACGAGAGTGTCGATTGTATCCTGAACATCTTGACATGCATCAGCATTACCAGATTGGTATACAGTATATGCAATACCAGGACCATTGTAAACAGCAGGACCAGAGGAGATTCCAAGGTTCTTTGTATACAGTTGGTTGGTGATCGCATCCTTCATGAACTCACCAGCGCCGATGAATCCATACAGTGACTGAAGCTCTTCTTCATAGAGACCTTCACCAATTGGTTGACCAGTTCCGTCATCAAAATACTCAAGGATAAACTCTCTAGAGTAAACGTTACCTCCAGTGAATACGTCAGTTGAGACAGAATCGATAAAGTATCCAATGTCTCTTGCACACTTGAATCCACCAGGGGTGCTGGTAGTTCCAATTCCTGCTTGAGCAAAGTAACCTACGTTTCTTGTTGCTGCAAACGAACCTGTTTGCTCATTAGCAATTGCCTCAGTAATGATTAATACCAGAGTTGCAATTGTGTCTTGAACATCTTGACATGCAGCAGAGTCGCTATTTGAAGAAGCGCCAGGTGCTGTAGTGATTCCAGCATCAGTATATGAGAGGTTATTTGTGATTGCCTCATACATCTTATCACGCGCTTGATTGAAGGCGTAGATAGATTGTACTTCCTCACCATCAATACCATTTGTAATCAGCTGATTATTTGCGAAGTATTGAAGTGTGAAGTCTTGTGAGTATGAGTTACCACCAGTTAAAACGTCGAGTGATACTGCATCAACGAAGTATCCAAGGTCTCTCTTACACTTAGTCTCAGTTGAGAGAATTGCAGGATACTGGTTTCTTGTTGCAAGCCAAGCAGCGTTAACAATATCAGTCTTATTCTTTTGAATCAGACGATATGAATCATAATATCTGGATCTTGCATTAGTTACATCGTCACCAGGGAATACCCAATCAGTTGGATATTGATCATAGTTAACAACAATGTTACCAATTGATCTATCAATCAGTTCTCTTCTATTTGTCTGGATCAGACGATAGGAGTCAAAGAATCTTGATCTTGCGTTGGTGTACTCATCACCTGGGAATGCAAATGTCTTACCGACACCAGCACTGACGTGATAATCAAGTGCAATTGCTGCCAGGGACTTATCAACAATTTCCTGTCTGTTCTGCTGAATCAGACGATATGAATCATAGAATCTTGATCTACCTGTTGTCTGGTCATCACCAGGGAAGTAGAAGTCTGGGTGATCAATAGCAATAGCACCGAGAGACTTATCAATGATCTCCTGCTTGTTCTGTTGAATCAGACGATAAGAATCAGCGAATCTTGAACGTGCATTGGTTTCAAGATCTCCTGGGAAGTAGAACTGATCATAGTTTAATGCTACAGAAGCAAGAGACTTATCAACGATTTCTTGCTTGTTCTGCTGGATTAAACGATAAGAATCATAGAATCTTGATCTTGATGTGGTCTCAGTATCTCCTGGGAAGAGGAAATAATCGAACATATCATACTTGAAGGAGATTCCTGCAAGTGCCTTATCAACAATTTCCTGCTTGTTATCGAGAATCAAACGATATGAATCAAAGAATCTTGATCTTTCGTTTGTTTCTGGATCATCTGGGAAGAAGAAGTCTGGGTGATACAGAGAAATAGTAGCAAGAGACTTATCAATAAGTTCGTCTCTATTAGCATTAACAAGATTATATGAATCTTTAAATCTATTTCTGCTAGAATCTGGGAAGTAGAAGTCAGGATTCTCTAATGAGATAGAAGCAAGTGATCTATCAATGATTTCCTGCTTGTTCTGTTGGATCAGACGATAAGAATCAAAGAATCTTGATCTTGCATTTGTCTGAAGATCATTAGGGAAGTAGAAGTCTGGATGATTTACAGAGATCTCAGCAAGTGATCTATCAACAATTTCCTGCTTGTTCTGTTGAATCAGACGATATGAATCGTAGAATCTTGAGGAAGCATTAGTTTGTGCTTCACCTGGGAAGTAGAAATCAGGGTGCTTGAATGCAATAGAAGCAAGAGACTTATCAAGAATCTCAGTTCTATTTGCTTCAATCGACTCACTAGCATCTACATATCTACCAGGAGCAACTGTTCTTGTCTCAAAAATGTATCCATAGTTACCAGTTGGATACTCAAGTTGAGTAGCTCCACCATCAGAATCACATGTGAATCCAAGACCAGCGATGGTAACTCCCATACCAACGCTTAACTTATGCTCTCTATCGAGAACAAATGTACCAATACCTGTTCTAAAGTCGTACTTAGCATCAACGACATTCATTACAGGAGCGTTTGCATCAACTTTAATCTTAAAGACAGATGCATCAACTCCAGCTGCAGTGGTTACAATACCAGTATACTTGAGAGGTCCAACGCCATCAGCGACAAGACCGAAGTTACCGAATGATGAGTTAGAGTTGGTAAGGTCGCAAGCACCACCTGACTGACAAAGGATTGCGGTATCTGAACAGATGGTGAACATGGACACCAACTGAGCGAATGCTTCGTTGAAGATCTTAGCGCCTAAACCACCTGGGTTAATCTGGGTATAGGAGTCAAGAACCATGGACTTAATAGGTCCAATAGCATATTCACCATCAATATTCAGACCAATTGTGCCTGGAATAAAGTTGGTGCAGTTTTGAATATATGGCGACTGATCAATATAAGGAACAACTTCTGGGTTAAATGTAACAATAGCACCATTAGACTTTTGCTCAGGTCCAATGAATGACATTTCTGCAATGTAGCATCCATTGTCTAACCAGAACAAGTCTCCTTGATTTTTTGGAGTAACCGTAACTTCACGAAGTGAGTCTCCAACGACTGATACGTTATCGGGAAGTACGATTGGGTTATCTTCTAGATAAACTCCAGCACTAATTTTAATAACTGTTCCTGGGACAGACTCTGCGACGGCAGCTTTAATGGTTCTTTTTGCGTCTCCGAGTTTCTTACCTGTGTTGTTGTCGTTACCATCTTGCGTTACATATAGGACATTTATTACCGTTGCTCCAGCACCGACTCTAACGATGTCCGTTCCAATGCCAGGACGTTCTCTAGCAATGTAAATCTCGCCATCATTAGTGTTGATGGCGATTTCACCTAATGGAAGGTCAGAAACTGACGGTATTTTGTTTGGTACAGAAGATCTTTTAAATCTAATCTTAGGATTTGCCATTAACCCAATTGCAGAAAGTTGTTTTTGTTAATTTTATTTATAATAAAGACGACTCAAGCGCCATATACGCCACAATCTAGTGTGATATTTGTTAGCAGTCTCTCTTCATTTACACAATCAATAACTTGAGACTTTCCAGCACAGTCATTAATCCAAAGAGCACCTGCTTCAATAGCAGCGTATGCTTCAGGAATAACACTGTTGCCGTCTAGCTCCGCACGCTGAACGAACTTCATTCTGTCATCATCATTATCATAATACATTACTGCTTTCTCTGATGCATTGGTAGCAGTATCAAAGTAGTTCAGAACAACACCAACATCATTACCTAAATCTTGAGATGGTGGAACTAACTCACCAGTTTCGGGATCATCTACAAGACCAAGCTCAATCAGAGGGTCTCTAAGTGTAAAGGTCTCAGAATCTACTAGGAATCTACCACCATCAATTAAGAGGTCTCCTGTAATATTAGCATTACCAATAACTGTCAAAACTGTTTCATTATCGGTATAATCTTCTATACCGATAGTCAATTCCCTCTGAGTTGGGCTTAAATATTTTGCCATTGTTGGAATCTTACGGGTTTTGTATTATTATTTATCGAAAGTATATTTCTAAATCAATATTCTCCACCGTCAAAGTCGATTCTATTATCAAGATCAACATCAAGTTGATCAAGAAGCTCATCTGGAAGACCAGGCTCAATAGGATCTGTGACAGATGCTCTAAGAACTTCATCTGGATTCTTAACAGTATACTTGCCAGTAGATGCATCGTATATAATAATGTAGTTATTTTGCTCATTAGTAGAATCAACATCAGAAAGATTTCTGAATTGTGGAGAGACTACATTACTGAAGTAATCAATAACCTCTTGTGGCAATCCAGGTTGATTTGGTTCAGATATAACTGCAGAAGATAATACTTGGTCTGGGTTAACAGACTTATATGTCGCTGTTGCAGAGTCATACATTAATACATACTGATCACTCTGATTTGACAAATCAACGTCTTGAAGATCTGCTAATTTTCTAGCCATAATTATTCCTGATCTTGTTGTGACATTGTACTTTCTTGTGGTCTTTGCTCCTACCGTTACTCCATAACTAATTGATCCTAGGATTCTATTACTCATCTGGTCGTGTCCTCCACAATTACAGTTCCAGTGATAACCCTAACAACAAAATCTAATTCAGTATTTTCAATAAAAATATCAAATTGATTTCTACCAGAAGGTAGAGTAGAAGTCATTGTTCTCCCCATAGATATATTAACTTCAGAGTCTGCAGTAGTAATTCCAACCTTAAATGGATACTCTTTGGGAGAAGATGGATGTTTTTTTAATATTGCTATTGCATTAGAATATAAGAGGTTCAATGGACCTCCATCATCGCCTGTTAAAAAGAAGGAAGATTCAAAATCAGTTCCTTTTTCTATGACTAGATTAACTATGGAAGCCGAACCTGCTGTCATTGTACTATGATTAGATTTTTGAACTATTTATCGAATTCAGTAGCTTCCACCATCAAAATCTGTTAACGCTCCGATACCACCAACATATCTCCATCCTTTTATGTAAACATCAGACCCACCAGATATTAATCCAGGAACATTATCACCTGAGAAATTTAAAACACCAGAAGAATAGTCAAAGAACCATTCATCATTACTTCCACTACCACCTGCAGAAAGTTTAATGCCCCCAGCATTTGGGTCTCCAGCATAAACCTCTACGATATAATCTGGTCCGTATTGTGTGTCTATCCAATTAATAACATTGATAGAACTATTATCACCATATACAGATCTTGCAATAAAACTTCTTCTACCACCAACCGTATTATCTTCTGTCATTCTAAATGCATTTGTCTGCCCATAAACTTCTATCAATTTGTATGATGGATATCTCCAATCGTCAGGAATGATAATTAAGTCTGTTGTTGGAGGAGTAACTGGTATTAATCCAGACTCAAACCACAATCCATTATTTGATATGATTAAAGGTGATGGAAGTGCCTCAGCAAATGGTGCCTTCTTTGTTCCTGAAATACTAGAATCTTCAGCAATTCCTGTCTTTGATGAGGAATAACCTAACTTTTTTAAAAGGTAGTCAACCTTTTGTTGGATTGAAATTGCCATTTCTTTTAGATCTTAGTATTAGGTATTTCTAAATGACAAAGTGTTGATCTGATTTCCAGAATTCAATTTAAATCTAACTAGAATTCTATTGTTAGCATCATTTGACGATGACTCAGTTCCAAATACTGCAGTAAAGGTTCCTGTAGATCCTGTCATATTACCAGCAAATGCTGCTCCAGGAAGAGCAGTTGTTGGAATACCAGAACCACGGTATGCTTGGAACATATCTGCCCAACCATTAGTACCAGATAAAGATGAAGTCCATGCAGGATTATCAGGCATACAAATCCAACATCCTGTATAAGAACCATTAACTACAATTTCAAACTCAGAGACATTAGATCTTATAAACTGCATTTGAAAATATTGTGATCCTGTTCTACCTACAGAGTAATCTGGTCCAACTGGAAGATGACCTGTGGAATAATTTGTTTGGTCATGCTTCAAGTCTCCACCAACAACAACAGCTTCGTAGGTTGGCATAGTATTAGAAGCAACCCAAGTGGTATAAACAGGAGTTGGATTATCCCCAGCAGATCCAGCATTTACTCTAACTGCATTTCCAGATCCAGTTCCCAAAGTTTGAACTAAAATATTATCTTCATCAATCACATTTGTTCTAGCAGTTGTACCCATAATATTTACAATTTGTGGTATAGTCGCACGTACAACATCAGATCCATAAGGAGTTGATGCAGTATAGTTTGAAAACTTTTGGTTATCTGCAGTTACTCTAATATGAAGATCTCTAGGTGTCTGTGAAACTGTACAAGTAACTCCAACACCAACTCCAAAATTTCTTACTGGTGGATTAACTCCATTAGTAAAATCTGTATAAGATTTATTACCACCATTCTGGAATCCTGTAGTTTGTCCAGAAGAAGTTAAGAATGTATTGTTAGAATACATATCACCAGTTGCATTCTGGCAAATGATCTCATAAAAGAATGCATTGTTAGATGCTTGTGTATAATGAGGAATTCCAGAAGAATAATTAAATGTTGGTGAAGGTGGAGTTATTGGAGTTGTTGAGATTAGGACTGGTGCAGATACTGCACTCGGATCTTCATAGTACAAATATTTTTCAGACTCATAGATATTTGTATCTACCTGATGTTGAATATATGCCATATTAAAGCCATTGGGTGAATTGGCATTTAATATTCTAGAATCATAAACCTCATAAAAATCCGATGCAATACCAGTATTTCTAGATGAGAAGAATGCATCTTTATCATTTAAGATTTCTAATGCACCATAAACTCCATCATCACTAGTAGCATCGTTAGTAATACTATTGTCTGGATTGATGACATCGTTACTTGTCATCATTCTTTGCCCCTCAACACTGAAGTTGATCATTGCATTTACATTGCCTTGATCTCCAGGACCATACTCAGTTAACCAAGTAGAGGTAACTGAGTTGCTGGTATTTCTTGGGTATTGTGTTCCAGCAGAAGGAGAAAAAACACCAACAGTATTATTTGTAAACGCAAATCCAGAACAAAGTCTTGCAACTCCAAGTCCAACCAGATCCAAAGGTGCATTTAAAACTGTTGCTGGTGGTTTTGGAACTAGTTTACCAAGAATAAAGTTTATATCATTGATAGAATTTTTGGTAAAATCGTCAATCTCAATTTCAACTGCTCCAGGTTTAAATCCACCATCAGGTTCTCCAAACCTCAATGGACCATAGTATTCTCCAGCAGAAACAAAATTGTTAACATCTACATAGTCCCTAAAAATTGTAGGACCATTTACATCTAAATCTCTTTCTGGAGATGCTGTGGTATTACCAATAGATACCTTTCCCCTAAAGCTACTAACTCCAGAGACAACAGTATCATTTGATTTGAGAGTAGTATCAACATTTAAAACTCCAGAAACTAAACCATCTCCCTGAACGTGGAAGTCTGACTTAGCTTCTGAAGTTTTTATACCGACATTACCAGTTACCTGAAGAGCAGTTTCATTGTCAGTATATGAGGCAACACCTACTCTTAGTTTTCTGTTTAGTTGACTTAAGTATTTTGCCATTGAATCAAAGTTATGGGTTACTTCATGACAAAATTGATCGTATATTTATTTATGTCTTACTCTGCTTGTCAAATTCAAACATTCCATGTTCAGATCCCCAAACCATTTTTTTAGTCTCTGGATCATAACCTCTATCAATGACTTTATACTTAGTTTTTGTTAATGCAGACATAGTAAATAAGAAAGACTTTTTACCATTTCTCTCTACAATACAATCACATCCCATAATTCTACCAACATACTGATTGTTTTCTTTTATAAAAATACAATCACAATTTTCATTTAATTCTAATTGATCCTCAGTAATTTGATCTAGATTTTTAAATTCAAGATGTTTTTTTCCATCTTTTACTTTATAACTTGAAACAATAATTCTATCGTTTACTTCTTTAAAGTCTAAAACAAATTGCCTATAAGGAGGTTCTCCTCTAACAGTATATTTTTGTTCTCCATAAATCATACCATTATCTAAGAGAACATGACGTAAACTAATTTGGGAGTATTGAGATGGATAAGAGAATGCTTGCCTTCTATTATTAAAAGATCCAAGTAACCATTCTTTAAACTCTTCAATCATTCGGTACTTCCTCTCCTTGTACGACGTGTTAATGTAGAAAATAAAACTTTACCTATGGCAGAAATCAAATTACCTTCAATTTCATTAAACACATTCATATTTAATTTGAATGCATAATTTGCCTCTTCAATTATATCATCAATTTCATGTTGGTCAAAGGGCAATTCATCTAACACATTTCTATAATTAGTTTTAAATTCTTTCTCGTCTGGAATGTCAGTAAAAAGATAAAAGTTCATTCCTGCATCATCAACCTTCAATGCAGTTTGAGCAATACTTTTTAAGAGTTGTCCTCCAGACAAATCTCCAATATACCTAGTGTAATGATGTGCAATTAAAAGATCCTGATTAGACTTAGAGACTTCTTTAATTCTTGCAACATATTCTTTACAAGACTTTGTTTGTGTAATTAAATCTCTCCAATCAATACCAAGATAATATTGCAAGTCTTTTTCTAAAGACTTTTTGCGGAACAATTCAGGATAATAAATGTTACGCAAAATGGTATCACTTTTATGATTCTCAAACTCCTCTTCCATTGCAGAGTATATAAAATATAAATCTGAGAGAAGTCTAATATAAGATTTTTTTTCAACAACCCCTTTTAAAAAGCAGGTAATAAATCCTGTGTTCTCTGCCATAGTATGGGACTTTTTAGTTCCCTCTCTAATTTGTTTAGATAGATCTGTCATTTATTTGCTCCAGGTTCAGAAACTTTTCCAAGGTAAGGATTGTAATCAGTAATTACATTAATATCAACTCTTGCTCCAGCAGTTTTCCAGAAATTCAAAATACCTTCATAAGAATTTTTATGGAATTTATCTATATGATCTGGATGGATTGATGATCCCAATTGTAATGTATACAAAAGTATAGGAGCAGCGTAGGTTGCCCCAGAATTATAAATCAAATCATCAGCAACAGGACGAGGTTTAACACCATTATCAAGTTTATATTTATCACCCCTCACATGATTCCTAATAATTTTTTCTGCATGGTGTCTAGTGATTACATAACATGCTGTAGAAAAATCATTCACAAACCGATTATGAATAGGAACTACAATATCCCCCGTGCAAATAATAGCAAGTTGCAAAACATCCCAAGCATAAGGAGCCCTAGCTACAAAATCTTGCCAGGTAAAATTCCAGTAAGATACAGTTTCTAGACTACAATCATCTTCCATGATAACAGCATATGGAGAATCAGAAGTTTCATACCAATGCTTGATCGCCTTAATATGTGATGTCACACATCCAATCTCTCCAGAAGACATCATATCTGGATATTTTCCTTTGATAATATCACTAAGATCGTCATTCCTACCATCATAAGCAGATATACGATTATAGTTTTGTATACCCCAATATTTAAATTGGTCCTCCATGTACTGTCGTCTTTCAGTATCACTATCCATGTTTATATAATAGACAGGACCAAATCCACTAAGCTTATATTGTGCTTTGTTTTTATCTTCTGGAAAATTAAGCATGGCGTTCAATTACTTTTTCAATACTTGGAATATAATGGTTGCGAAGAACTTCTTTCCATTCAAAGTTCTTTGAATATTCAATAATTTCTTCTCTATGATTTACTGAATATTCTCTATTTTTTATAATAGCATCTTCAACATATTCAAGATCTTCTATTTTACTTTCTGGAATTACTGTAATAAATTCTTTATCTAAATCAAGATTTGCTTTGCCCCATTCACAAACAACTACTCCTAATCCAGCAGCAAGAGCTTCCATACAAACAAGTGGATGTGCTTCCCCATCCGAAAGAAGTACTAAATTACCATAGTCAGTCAGATCATTATAAAGAGTTTCTTTTGACCATTCACCAAGATAGTTTTTAGAAGTATTAAATCTTTGGTCTGCTAAATTTCCAGCAAACCAAAGACTATCAATACTTTGGAACATATGCTGACGCTTACGATAATCAATTTTAGCAAGATAGATACTTCTGTCTGCATATTCTGGAGTATCTGTTACACGGAATCTTTCCCTATTAACGCCATTAGGAGTTACATAAGTATTTTCCTTAGGAATATTAAACATCACATTATAAACACTTTGAATTCCAGGAGATAGGCAAAAAACATTTGGTTTAATTCTTTGGAATTCATTCGCAACATTTACGTATCCACCAAACATTTCTTTGCGTTCCAAATATCCAAAATGACTAGTGATTGCATTTGGATATTGAATATATGGAACAATAGGAATGAATTCATCATAATGGACATGAACAAAATCTGGAACAAAAGCATTTATTCCATTAATAATTTGTCTAAAGTCTTTTGTATTGATAATTTGAACTTCATGTCCTAGTTCTTCTAGAGCATTTTTTGTGTCCCATACTAGAATTTCAACTGCTCCCCAACCTGTTGGGGGAATAGGCATAATTCCAGGACCTACTAATGTAATTTTCATTTTAATTTATCGGGGTAATCTGTACAAATTCCATAACAACTAGTAACACGAAGGTTATCCCAACTCATGTTATTCCATTCTGGCATCACAATAACAGTATTGTTAGTATATCTCTTTCCTGGATAAGCCCATATTTGATGTTTGCTTGTTAGTGTATAATCATCTTCTTGATGCCAAAAATAATTATATCCAGAAGTGAGAGAACTCATATGGTGCAAAGTATCTAGGTCTTTGCAATGTATCCATAAATTATCTTGCCTTGCTGCCAACCAAAACAAAGTAACTAAATGATCTGGTTCATCATGTCCCAACCAATAAGTGTCCGTTTGTCTATGATATCTAAGATCAATTTCAACATCATATCCTTTACTAATACACTCATCAACTTGAGAGGGAAGATTTTCTAACCTGGGGTCAGGACCATTTGTGTTCGCTCGATGAGCAATAATTCTTTTCTGTTTCATAGTTTTTGTCTAACACATGCGGCGTCCATCGTGCATGGGGCAAGATCAGAAAGATTAAACCTTCTCAAGAATGACCCCATCTTAAATGCTTCTGGAGATGGTTCCCAAATACCTTGATAAACATGTTCAATGTCATCAAATGCATTTTTTGACCACTCAAGATACCTAGATCCAAAAAATTGGATTGTGTCTGGAAATCTGGGATGATGTCCAGGCAAATAAAACTTACTAGAATCGCATTGATTTAAATCAGGAAATCTAATTAGAGAAGTATCATATCTAGCCAACACAATAAAATCATATTCGGTTCCAGTCTGTTTGGTATGTTCTTCAACCAAATTAGATACCTTTTGAATAGAACGTAACTGTGACATTACATTACTGTAATTTTTTTCATTCCAATGATTTCCTTGTGGATGCTTCCCTGTGAATTTAGCATCTATAAAAGATTTTGCTTTGGGGGGAAGAACAAAAGTTTCTGGAGCATCATACTCAAGAACAACTGGTTTATAATTTCTATCAATTACATCCAAAGCATCTTTTGGAATTGGGCATCTACTAATCTTTGACCAACTAGAATAATCATATTCTCCTCCGTCTTCTGTCCACCAAGTGTGACAAAAAACATCAGTATCGTATCTGTTTAAAATTGTCTGTTTATATGTGTTGATCACTTTAGGAGTATCAACAAATCTAGGTTGTCCAAAAAACGCTAATGCTACTTTCATTTACTGTACCCAAATGCCATAAAGTCTTCTTTAGTGTGATTATACACTATTTCTTTTAATTCGTCAGTGTAATATGTTTCAAAAGAATCATGTTTAGTATCATTCGTTTTTGGGAACGATACTGAATCAAAAGAAAGATTTGTTTTTTTAACAAACAGATCTTCCCATTCTTCTTGTATATTTTCAAACTTTAATATATTAACCTCAACATCACCTCTATTTTTAATAAAATCAATTTGCCTTAAAGGAGATTGTTCTGTCCAATAATTTCTGGGTGGTCTAGGGTCTCCATCAGTATGAGTGGGCCAATCGTGGAACTCTCCACTTTTTACCCACTCTTCAAAATTATTATACTTCATAATAAACTTATGATTATGTCTCCTATGCTGAGACCACCATGAAACAAACCTATCATAAGGATTTCTAACTATCATAAAGTATTGATAATCCTTATAATCTGGGATAGATTTTACATAATATTCAACGGTATCGTGCCAATAACTAAAATCAAATCCCTTAGGAGACAACAAAACATTTAATGTTGTAGTACATGCTCTAGGATTTCCAATAAAAATTATTTTTTGTTGTCTATTAATCATTCAAACATCCCCATCATAATGTTCAAGGAAGTAATTCAAATCTTCTGGAGTACCAATACCCCACATACCAGACTTATCGATTTCTTTGATTCGAATCTTCTTGCCATCACCAATCGCTTCATTAAATACTGGGCAAACATAATATTCATTATTAACACGAATATCCTTTTCAATCATCTGCTCAGCATACTTAACATAATCAGAACCCTTCTTCCAATAATAGATACCAACTGTAGCGTGCTCAGAAATAGGTTTCTTCTCAGCAACCTCTGCAACGTATCCATCCTCTCCCAGTTTAGCATAAGACCACTTAGGATGGGTTGCGGGGAAAGTAACAATTCCACCATCAACCTCACCATTTTGGAATGCATATAGAGTCTCGTTAGAGTCCCATTCAACAAACTGGTCAGAGTTTGCCATTACTAGCGGTTCATCTTTGTTGATGAATTCTTTCGCAAGTAGAGTGGTACAAGCTGCGCCTTCGGTGATACCATCGACTTGTACAATGTTACAACCAGGAGCAATGAGAGGTAACAGGTAATTAAGGTTATACTTGTCATAATGTTCTTTTTGTACAATAAATGTATAGTTTGCTTTGATGTTCAGGTTCTCCACAACAACCTGAATCATTGGTTTACCTTTAACTTCAATCAAGGGTTTGGGGAAGGTGTATCCCTGACTAGCAAACCTGCTGCCAGCACCTGCCATAGGAATCAGAACATTCATAGTCTTGCTCTCCCATGCAACTTTTTTCTTTGTTCCATTAAGAATTTTTTTAATGCGATCGATCTTACTCTGATTAAGATCTTTACGATCTTCTACAGGAACAAGATG